AACCTGTTCCCATGGCCTATGCCGACTCCAACGAACAGCGCGAGTATCAGCGACGCTGGATAGCGGGCCGTCGGGCCGAGTACCTCAGCGACAAGCGATGCGTTGACTGCGGCGCGACTGAGGATCTAGAGCTGGACCACCGCGACCCGGCGGAGAAGATCAGCCACAAGATCTGGTCGTGGGCATGGCCGCGGCTCCTCGCAGAGGCCGCCAAGTGTGAGGTTCGATGCAGAACCTGCCACGAAGAACGTCACGACAAATTCAGCGTGCCCAAGTGCGGCACGCGACGCGCATATGCGGCGGGGTGCCGCTGCCCCGCCTGCAAACTGGCTGAACGTGACAAGAGGCGTCGGCAACGCGCCAATCGCGCGCTCTCGGCGGCTTGAAACCGTTGACCACTGAGCTACAGGAGCGTGTTATGAGCGCGCATACCGCGCCTCACGTTTCTTGAAGATCGGTGCGCGCGGTGGGGCCTTGACGTTCGTCCAGAACGCCTGGATCACCGGGTCGGCGTTGTCGGTCGAACGGCCGAGGCGCTTACGCAGATCGTCCTTGGACTCCACCAGCACGCGGCCCTGGCTGTTCGGCGCCCAGCGCGGCGCCGTGAGCTCGCCGATCAGCTTGTCGTCGTCGGGCAGCGCGACCTCCGAGCTGTTGGCGGGGTCGAGCAGTTCGCGCATCATCCACCACGCCGCCGCACGGCAGTTCGCCATCTCAAGCTCGCCCGAGCGGTCGCGGTAGCTGCTCTTCTCCGACGCCTTGAACGCGACCGCGCGGTAGCCCTGCTCGCGCAGCCGTGCGACGACGCCCGCGCCGAGGCCGATCGCGTCGACGATCGCCGGCGGCGTGAATTCAAACGGCCGCAGCACCCCGACGACATGGCCGGTGGTGACCATCACGTCGCCGCGCGGCAGCCGCCGCAGATCGTGGATCACCGAGCCGAAGCGCCGCGCGATGACGGTGCGGTCGCCACCTTCTTCGGCGACGTCGACGCCGGCGCTCGTCATCTCGCCGAGGTCGGGGAAGTCCTGGTCGCGCAGCGCCTTCCAGCGCTCCACGGCCGCCTCAACCCACGCCAACGGGATCACACCGTCCTTCTCCGAGGACGCGAACTCGCCCTCGACACGGTTCAGGTAGACGGCGCTGTCAGAGCCCCACTGGCGGGCGCGCTGTTCCGCCCATTTGGTGCCCATGCGGCCGGCCTTGACGACCTGTTCTTTGGTGATGTGCACCGGGCACCAGTCCTCGAGGCCGGGCAGGTGAGCTTGGATCTCGTAGAAGCGCCCCACCGGTTCGCCGGGCGTTGAGGAGGACACCGCGAGCGCTTCCTGGCCGGTCTCCTCGCCGGCGCCTGAGAACGCGCCCTCAGACGCGTCGAAGGTCTCGGGCGGGATCGTCTTCGCCTCGTCGTAGATGTAGAGCAGCGAGTCGGCGTGCGCACCCTCGATCGTCGCCGGGTCCTCGCACGCGACCGCGACCGCCTCGCCGTGCGTCAGCCGCAGGCCCAGGCGCATCAGCTCGAGCTGCGTGAACGGCGGCCGCCCGACGCGACCCCAGCGGATCCGCATCGACCACTTGCGCACCTCGGGCCACAGGTACTTCTCGAGCTGGCGCCACGCGGAAGCCGTCGTGATGATCTTCCAGTCGACGCCGCGCGCGTCACGCGTCAGCGCGAACCACAGCACCAGCCACGCGTTTTTGGAGGTCTTGCCGAGCCCGTGCGGCCCCCGCTCCGAGAGGCGCCCGTGCTCGACCAGTTTGCGCATGCTCTCTTCCTGATAGTCCGTCGGGCCCTCGCCCTCAGACCAGCGGATGCACTCGCGCACGAAGCCCGCGGGGTCGTCGTAGAACCCCTCGACGCCGCCGCCGGGCGGGTCCAGCAGGTCCGCGGCGAGCAGGAAGGGGTCGGCAGCGTCGACGGTCACCGGCACCTCCTAAGTCTGCCCTCCGGCGTTCCAAACCCCGGACTAGTGGGGGTCTCGGGGCCGGAGGGCGGGACGCTATCCCGAGACCTTCACGTCCACCACCTCGCCGCTCGAGCGATCGACCGAGCGCGACCTTCTTCAAGGGCCGGCGAAGACCTAGCTATGCACGACCGGCAGGCCCATGAAGCGGTCGATGCGCCCGGCATCAGCACGATGCGATCCGCGAACTTGAGGGCCACCTGCCTGCGCTGCTCCCGCTGACGATTCCGCGCGTAGCGATCCCGCGTCGCCCCCTTCGCCGCCTCGCGATACGCCGCATCAGTCCGATAGCGCTCCCGCAAAGCCGCCGCCTGCGGAGTGTCGTCAGAACGCCTGCGATAGGCGCGAACGGGAGAGGCAGTAGCCATACACGGCAGTATAACGCGATACACGGCGGTACAACACGCGCCTTATGGGAGAGGAATCGCACATCGCACGAAATCTGGAAGTCCGGCGCGTATTCCCAAACCGGATCGCCGGTAATTCCTCGGGCGCCGTGGCGTATAAACGCTAAGCGCCGGCGCCAGCGACGAGCTGCAGGCTCGCACGCATCGCTGTACGTACTTGAGGATCCGCCGGCGAGTGCCCGAGTGCGAGTGCTAGGGCGCGCATTGCGTCGGCGAAGGTCTCGGCCCGCTGTTGCGCCACCTTGACGCGCTCCTCCTCTACTTTGGCTTTCAAGCAGCTCGAGGCGATGTCTGCACAGCGCTTCTGTGCATCCTCGTACAGCTGAACGAGCACATGGCGCTTGGCTTCGCCTGTCGCCTCGCCTGTGAGGTGGAAGGTGGGCCCGTATATACCGGCGGCGCTGTCGCTGGCACTGTGTATACCGGCCGCCGGCACGTCGAGCTCGTTCACAAGCGCCCTGTACAGGCTCAAGTCTTCGTGCGCGCACCATAGGGCCGTAAGCAGCGCCTCAGCGGGTCCTACAGGCGCCGGCGTCGCCAGCCCTAGCGCCTGTATCTCACGCCGTGCCAGCTCCACACTCGCAGCGCGCCTATGCGTGCGCGTGCTGCCGCCGTGGTACTTGCAGCGCCCCACGCCCACATGGTCGGTTCCCTTCCCCGCCTGGAGCCTGCACACGCCGCCGTCACGCTTCAGCGCACCGCATGATCCGTGGCCTATAGCGCGCTCGCCAGGATCAACGGCCAGAGCGGTCGAATCGGCGGCCCCGTCCACCGTTGTCCCTATGCGCTTGCGTGTGCGCGTCTCTGTGGCTGCCGCCATATAGCTCCCTCCTCTACTGCCTTGCTAGATGGGGGATTGGGTCTAGCTGGGCGCGCTCGAAAGATTCTGCCCTAGACCCTTGACAAGTGATATCGCGGGTAGTACTGTGGCGATATCAACTAAACGGGCCGGCAGTGCTATCAACACTCCGGCCCCGGACACAAGGGGATTGACCTTATGTCGGCTAGGACCATAACACTGCAGGACCGGCGGAACGCGCGCAAGATGCGCCGGCAGGAGCGGGACGAGCTGCGGCGCATAGCATCGCGGGCCCGTGTCTACATCGTCACGGATGGACGCGGCCGGATCGTAGGTGCGCGATGACCCGCGCGCGCCGGTTCGCTACCCGCTGGTTGGAGATCATCGGCCGTGCGCACGCCGGGCAGATCGGTGGCCAGTCGTGAGCAAGCGCACCTACACAGACACTGAGCGCAAGCAGTACCGGGAAGACAAGCGGGCAGACGCACGCGCGCAAGTCGAGCGTTCCGTGCGCGAGCTCCTGACATCCGACGGATGGCGCCGCTGGGCAGAGACGCGCGCCACGTTCCACGACTACTCGATGGGCAATTGCATGCTCATCGCGATGCAGCGCCCTGACGCTACCCGCGTCGCAGGGTTCCGGAAGTGGCAGGAGCTCGGCCGCCAAGTCCGCAAGGGTGAGCGGTCGATCAAGATCATGGCGCCGATGTCGGTCAAGCGTGAGAACGCCGAGACCGGCGAGGAGGAGCGCGCCACGTTCTTCCGTTCCGTGCCGGTCTTCGATATCGGCCAGACCGATGGCGAGCCGCTACCCGAGCCGCCATGCGAGCCGGTGACCGGAGACTCGCACGAGCGCTACCTAGCGCCACTGAAGGATCTCGCGGCATCGATGGGAATCGCCGTTTACGAGTACGCGCCGACGAGCGCCGCGCAAGGGTTCTATGACGAGGCAGGCAAGCGGATCGTGATCTCTACCGAGCTCGCGCCGAATGCCAAGGTCCGGACGCTAGTGCACGAGCTCGCGCACGCGCACGGAGTGACCTACAAGGACTACAGCCGCGGCGAAGCTGAGTGCATCGTCGAGACGGCCGGCACGATCGTCTGCGGCGCCCTTGGCCTGGACACCTCCGGCGAGGCTATCCCGTACATCGCGGGATGGGGCGAGTCGGGAGACCTAGACGCAATCCGCAAGCACGCCGAGACCGTAGACACCATCGCGCGCTCGATCGAGAACGCGTGCGGGATCGGCAGCCAGCGATGAGCGCCGCCGCCATCGATCCTTGGCTCGGCGAGTTCGCGCCGGCGGCACGCATCGGCCGCCCGCCGATCAACGAGCGCGAGCGCCGCGGCCGGTCTCGGAAGACGCTATGCCCGGAATGCGGGTTTATCGCCTACGTGACCGCCGGCGGTGTCGAGCGCGCCGGCGGACTCCCGTCGTGCGCGTGCGGCGCCCGAATGACCGTGCCGAACCTCCGCGACCGTGCGGCGATCGAATGGGACACGCTCGAAACCGAGTTGTTGGCGATGGGTCGCCACGCCTACATAGAGGCGATGGGCGAGCTCGGGTTCGAGTCTGCGGACGTGGTCGGGCCCGCGACCGTCAAGCGGAAAGGTGGCGGCCTAGCGCGGATCCGCTGCCAATGGCCGAGTTGCGGGAAGTTCACGAACGGGCGCCGGTACTGCCCGGAGCATGATCCGTTCGCGCAGCGCGACGGCCACTATGCGGACCGGAGAGGCGTCTAATGCTCACGACATTGACGCTCGCCGGCTGGATCGTGGCCACCTTCTACATGCTCCGCTCTGGCGGGCCCGTGGCGATTCTGCGCGCGCTGCGCTCGCCGCACGTTCCGCGCCGGTACAAGTTCGCGCTAGCGCTCTGCGCGCTCCCGGTTCCGGACCCGTTCGATGAGCTGGTCGCCGCTGCGCTGCTAGCGAAGCTCGCGCAGCGCGGGAGGATCGAGCGATGACGCTCATTCACTGCCAGCGCTGCGAGGTGCACTGCGGCGACGCGCGCTGCAGGCTCTATACAGCGCCGCTGACCGGGCTACGCCGGACTACAGCGCCGCTGCCCGCCCAGCTTGACCTAGACGGCGGCCTACATGAGATCGGACCGCAGACGCGCCAAGAGCGGCTGTTCACTCCGGCACCGACCCAGCTTGCAGGACAGACGCATCTAGACACCGACAGCGAACGAGAGGAGACCTCAGAATGTACGAGCGAAGCTATGGGTACAGAGGAGCAAGCACGATGACGGCCACCTACAAGCTCGTTCCGCTCGACGGCGGGACAGGAACGCAGCTAGTCGACGGATACGACGCAGCGCGGAAGATCGCGCAGGACATCGCCAACCGGGAGCGCGCCGAGGTGATCGTCACGAACGAGCGCACGGGCGAGCAGAAGCCGAGCGCCAAGCCGGAGCCGTGGACGTTCAACGGCGACTATGCCGACCTCGCGCAAGTGCTCCCGTACATCGACCGCTATTGGGAGCTGTGCGCGGAGTTCACGGCGGCCGGCCATCGCACGCTGTATCACTCGCTGTTCTACGGGCGCATTCCCGGTCTCGAGGGCGCGCTCAAGATGTCGGGCGCTAGGAGCGGCCCCGAGGCGGGGCAGCTGATCGAGTCGCCGGAAACGCCGATCTATCTCCTCGCGCAGCTGCGGCACCTTGTAGAAGGTCACGACCTCATGGCGGACACGCTCGCGGCCGGCTACGAGCGCATTACGGAGCTACCCGGAGAGGAGCCCGTGAAGTTCGCCAGCGTGGCCGTCTTCGACTGTCACCTACACCGCACGATCTACGCCGGCGCGCGGCTGGTGCCGCTCACGGACGAGGCCGCGCGCCGAGTGCCAGGAGTAACGGGACGGATCGCAGGTGTGCTGCCGAAGGGGAAGCAGACGCGCGGGCGCACGTTCTACACCGGCGAGACCGTCTATGTGCTCGGAGGGCCGGAGCGATGAGCGCCGAGAGCCTTGCCGACCGCTACACGGCGCGAGAGTTAGCCGAGAAGTTGACGGCCGCGGTGGCGCGCGCCGAGGAAACGCAGCGCCAGCTCATCACCGCGGAGGGCGCACTGCGCGAGATCGCACGCGAAGGGCGCGGACGGTGGAACGAGGCAGGCTGTCGGCGTATTGCCCGCGACGCGATAACGGCGATCAACGAGGAGGTCCGATCCGCATTGAGCGCCGGCACCCCAGCGCCGTTCGGCTACGTCGAGCAGACGCGCGAGCAGCGCAACACCCTGGAGCGGCTATCGCTGAAGCACGGCGACGCCGAATGCAGCATGTACCGATCACGTGGCGTCCGAGGCGAGCTCTTGCTAGCGCGCTTCGCAGACGGTCACACGGTCACGATCAACGAGGACGGGAGGACGCCATGAACGCCACCGAGAAGATAATCCGACGCTGGGTGCAGGAGCAGGAGCGCCAGGTGCGCCGCAAGCGAGACAAGGCGAAGGGAGCAAAGCGATGCCCGTAGACGCGATCGACATCATGCCCGAGGCGTGGTGCGAGTGATGGCTGCCACCCTGATCGGACAAGGCTGGCTGTCGTGGCCACGACTAGAGCGAGTCAGCGACCGCTACGGCAGCGTGCTGCTGACAGAGGAGGACGGCGTCGGCACATTTGAGTTGACGCCGGGGCTAGATGGTCGCCGTGGCCAGCTCGTCGCCAAGGTGACCGCGCGGGGTCTCTCCGAGCACATCGGTGATCTGTTCCGAGGGCTGTCGCCGCCGCGCAGCGTTGACGAGTTGCCGGCGCTCGGCTCCGAGCATGTACTCGGCGAGGGTGCCGTCTTCTACCACGAGATGGAAGGTGCGCAGTGCATCGGCGTGGCGCCCGATGATGAACGCGACGCAGACTGGCTCGACCCGCACGCGCTCTACCGGCTACACGAACAGGAAGTGGAGCTCAGGCTGGTGGAGGCATGAGCGCCGAGACCCGCAAGAACCTCGTCCTACGGCTCCCCGTGGATCTCCACGCCGAGCTCGTCCGTCGAGCAGAAGAGCAGGGCGTCTCGCTCAATCAGCTCTTGGTCGCGCTGCTCGCCGGTGCTGTGGGGTTCTCGCTGCAGAAGAAGAAGCGATAGCCGGATCACCGGGCGGTCGCTGACTCGTTGGCGGCCGCCCTCAGCACTTCCTCGATCTCCGGCTGCGGCAGCGAGCGACCGCAGCGCACACACGATCCTTCGCCATCGCTCCAAGCCGAGTCGCACTTGCAGACGACGGGCGTCGTGTCGTATGTCTTGCCCGCCTGCACATAGCCAACCGGCACGCGACGATGCGGCTTGCCGCTGACGGCTCGCGCCGCCCGCGCACGCGCCGCATCAGCCACGTCACGCTGAAGGGGCCGGACGTCACCCACGAGCTCGCTCCAGAGGCACGACGAGAGGGGAGCCGCAAGTGCCGGGATCACGCTCAGACTGCGCATCATTGGCGGGCAGCTCGACCGACGACGCAGAATCTACCACCTCCGCGACCGGAAGTTCCGCCTGCAGCTTCGCAAGCTCCCTAGCGATCAGCTTCGCACGGTTGCGGGCCTTCATCGTCAGCATCACGTATTGCACCGTCTCGATGTCCTCCGCCATGCGCCGGATCGCGGCCCGCTGCGGAGCCTGACGCCGCGCCATCGCCACCACCCGTGCGTGCTCGCCGGCACCGGGCACCGCGATCACCTCGCCGGCGCTCAGCTGGTCGCTCGTCGTCGTGTAGCCGCTCGTGCGCCGCAGGAAGACAGCATCGGTCTGCGTGACGAACTCCGACTCGTCGCCCGCCACGAACGGCACGACCCACACCAGCTGCCCCGGTCTCGGCTGGCCGTGCGCGCGCGTCCACGCTTCCAGCGCACCCTGCACGCCGCCGTGGCCTTCCCGGCGCGCGTCCGACAGCGTCAGCTCGTCCAGCGGCTCGCGGCGGACCGGCGGCACGACCGTGATCTCGGCCTGGCTCGGCGCGAACAGCCGCGGCTGCAGGTGGTAGACGCCGCCGACCTCGAGCGGGCACTTCGCGCGCGGCGAGCTCGACGCCGGCAGGCGCATCATGCGGCGCCGCAGCCGTGCGTTGTTGACAAGGTCGATCTCTGCCTGCGGGACGATCACGCGACGGTCTCCGTGAGGGTGCGGCCCCACAGCGCGCGCTCGACGCGGTCAAGACGTGCGTCCGTCGGCTTCTGCTCGGCCAACTTCATCAACAGCTCGACGTAGGCCATCCGCATGTCGAACAGCCCATCGTCCAGCCGCATCATCAGCGCCGGGTCGACCGCGTCGGGCAGCACCATCGTGCCGCGATCGGTGGCGCCGGCAGGACTCGTCTCCGGTAGCGCCGGCTCGACGCGCTCTAGCTCAGCGCCGCCAGCGAACGGCGCCGGGGGCTTCGCAGGCTCAGCTCCTCGGAGGCACCACGTCGACGCCCACGCCGCACGGTGCTCGCCGTCACTGTCAACGTAGCGGTTGCCGGTGTTTACGCACACGCGGCGCACAAGCTGGCCGGCCGTTTTCCTGTCGCCGATCCCGAGCGCGATCGCAACCTCGCGGAACGTCACCTCCCTACCGTCAGCCAGCAACTCGCGCAGCTTCTCCTCCCGCTCACGGGCAATCTGGACGTTTGACGGGCGCATCACAGAGGCAGGAGAATGGACGATGGCGGGCAACCTCTCAGGTGAAGGGACCACGGGCTGGCGCTGCGCCACGGGAGGAGCCGCTGCTCGCGGCGCCGACGCAGCGCCAGCGCCGTTCAGGCTCCCACGCGGAGCGGACCTGACCGGGACGCCACCATTGTCGTCCTCGCCGACGACGTCAGCGATAGAGCTCGCCAGCGGCCGCTCCCCCGAGCCCATCGCGCTCTCGATCTTCTCGCGGATTCGCGCCAGCGCCTCCTCGACGCCGTTCTCGCCCTCGTAGACGCCGCGGTAGAGCTGCGCGAGCGCCTGCGGCGACTTGCCCTGCGCGGAGCGGCGCAGAAGCGTCTGCTCATGCTCGGAGAGGACTTCTCGGATGACGCGCGCCTCGGCTGCTCCCATGCGCGCTACTTTCTAACGCACAGTGCGGACGCCTACGCCGCTCGGCCCTCCTCGAGCGCGATCCGGTAGACCCACGCCCGCGTCACACCGTAGGCGTCGGCGATCTCCTGGGCGCTGCCGAGTTTCTGCTTCAGCGCCTTGGCGATGTCCCGGTTGCGCTGCTCAACGGCCGCGTCGTAGGCGTGCTGCGCGCGGTGCCAGCGGCGCGGACCTGGCCCGAGGTCAGCCATCGTCCTTCACCAAAAGCCCAGCGAGCAGCGGCTCAATCAGCCCACCGAGCAGCGCGCGATGGCGAGGCAGCCCCGCATCGAGCGCACGCTCTATCTGCTCAGCAAGAACGAAGACGTATGCCTGCGCCGAGATGGGATCCACGTCGGTGCCGGTGAATAGCGAGCGGAACGCCACCTCGCCGTCTTCGGGCACCGTGAGGAATCCCGCCTCGACTCGCTTGCGGGCGCTCGCTGCCGCCACGAGAAGCGGATCAGCCATCGACCGCTCCCAGCTCGCCGGGCAGCCGCGCGCCCGGCGTGTTGTAGCGCATGTCGAGCTCCTGGTAGGTCTCGGGGAAGATGCTCCGCAGCGCGACGATGTTGTCGCCGTCGGCGCGCAGCATCGCCGCCATGATGAGCCCGTAGAAGGGGGCGTCGGCCTTGTCCAACTCGATCGCGTACTGGTACTCGTGCAGGCTCATCCGCGGTCCTCCATCTCGAAGAAATCGACCATGTTCTCAGCCACGCCCTCCCACAGCACCTCGTTGGCGAGCTGCACGTAGTAGACGGTCTCGCCGCCGGCGAACTTGACGCCCTCAACTTTGCCCGGTGCCCACTCCTCGAGCGGGATGTTAGTGCCGAGCAGACAGCACTCGCCGAACGTCTGCCGTCTGACGTACACGCGCTGCTCGATCTCGAACGCCATCGCAGTCACGGTCGCAGCACCTCGAACTCGATGTGCCAGACCCAGAGCGCGCTGTCGTAGACGCCGTTGATCTCAGCGAACGCCGCCTCAAACTCAGCGGCGTCAGCGAAGCCCTCGAGCCGCGCTTCGGCGTCGCTTAACTGGCCGAGCAGTTGCCGCCAGCACGCCACCACGCGCGCTTCGCCGATGCGCCGCTCGCCCCGGCCAGGGTTGATCGTGAAGACCTTGCCGGGCACGTACCGGCACCGCTCGCGCCACCACGGCGAGCGCGGGTTGTCCGAGCACAGGCGGCGCGTGACTGTCTTCTCGCCGGCGAGCGCCGCCTCCGCAAGGTCGCGCTGAAAGATCATCGACGCCACATCCGATCAACCCAGACATGCCACCGTTTGCCACGCCAGCGCCGGTAGAAGCGCTGGATCACGATGGGGCCGATCTGCACCTCGTGGGCGCTGTGGCCGCGCACTAGGAGCGTCATCGCTCGTCCTTGTGGCGCTTGATCGTGATGACCTTCGTGCCGTTCGCGAATAGGGTCACGTTGGCGATGTAGAGCTCGGGGCCCGTCACGACCACGTAGTCGTCAGCCGCGCAGTACTCGGTCTCCTGCTCGCCGGTCGCGCGCACCGTCGTTGTCACGTCGGCTCCGTCGTCGGGCACCATTCAGACATCCTCGCCGAGGAGCAGCCGCACGGCGTAATACCAAGCGGCGCCGAACGTGTTGCCGCTGTGACCATCGTCCATGCCCGGCATCAACTCTCGCTGACGCTCATACGGGAGATTCGACCACCACAGCAGCCATCGCACTGCGGGAGTCAACTCAGACGCCGGCCGCTCGGCCTGGCGGGGGTGCTCGCGCTCGAAGCTGCCGTCGCCGAACCACGCGTCTACCTCATGCGTGCCTTCCTGGGCGTCGGCTGCCACGCGCGCTCGAGCGGCAAAGACATCGGCCTGGGAGCAAGCGAAGATCTCGTAGCCTTCGCTCTCAATCCTGAAGTCGGCACGCTCGCCACGGAAGCGGTCGATGCGACCTTTCATCGGCTCCGACAGCGCCGCGTAGGTTGCATCCAGCTTCTCGCGCTCCCGCACGAAGCGCTCCCGCTTTTCGCGGTCGTAGGCAGCGAGCCAGCGGACGCGCTCGGCGAAGCGCTCCCACGGCGTGCGCCAGAACATCTCCACGCCGTTGATGTCGATCCCGTGGAAGGTGCTCATGCCGTCGACGTAGATCCGAATGGTGTCGCCGACCTTCACCTCGACGCCGTCCTTCGCCGGGCACCCGCAGCCCCGGCTATCCCAGCCCAGTGACCACGTCTTGCCATCCTCGCTGAGCGTTGCCTCGGTCAGGACGCCCTCGTCGTAGCGATCCTCGGTCTTCATCTCCGCGATCGTGCGTGGGTCATCGACCTCGCGCAGCCTTGTCAGTTCGTCGATGTCAGTCACCACCCGTCCCTCCCCTCGAGGAAGTCCGCGCGTGCTTCCGCGCGCCGCTCAGCCATGTCGTCGTAGTCCGGCTCCGGGCAGTAGTCCGGGCACACCTCGCCGTCGTAGGAGCGCACCGACTCGACCAGCGCCTCCGGGTTCTCGCGCAGATGCCTCTCGCGCGCCTCGTCGCCATCGGACGCCTCGAGCGTGTGCTCGCCGTCGTCATCGACCACGATCCACCAGCCGTCCTCGGGTAGCAACGCGCCGCAGTCCGCGCACTTCCATTCGCCCGTGATCTGAGGCTCGTTCCCAGACACGCCCGGTGGTAGGTTCGATCCGCTCATCAGATCGCCTCGAGAGGTGCGTCGAGTGTCGAGATGGCCTCCCAGAGGTCACGCGGGACTTTCCCACGACGCCGCGACTGGCGGTTGTTGTGCGCCATGAACAGCTGGACGATCGCGCTCATCGTCCGCGCCGTGTCTTCGACGGCCTCCTGGTCGTTGTCGCCGACCGGGTCGTAGCGTTGCGCCATCAGTCGATCAGCCCCACGCGAATCGCCGCGCCGATGACCGTGTGCACGACCGGCGCCAGCGCCCGCCGCAGCCGCCGACGGCGCGGGCTCGAGGCCCACAGCCCGCCGGCGAGCAGCAGCAGCCAACCCGCCCCGATGTAGAAGCCAGCGGTGAAGGTCATCGCCGTGCGTCCTCCTGAGCGCGCGCCAGCATGAAGCCCGCGCGCTGCTTACGATCGCGCCCCGGCTCGACGTGCTCGGGGCAGCGCACCTGCTCCCCATCGACGTAGAAGCGCGTCGCAGCCCGGATCTCGAGCACGCCGTAGGGCGCCCAGCGGCAGAACATCTTCGGCGTCTCCGTCGCCCCGCACTCGTCGCAGCGCAGTGTCAGCGTCATCATCGGCTGACCCTGTCGCGGAGCCATGCGAGCGCCTGCGAGTGCTCGGCCCGCTCCTTCGGCGAAGCGTGCTCGACGTGGTACTCGCCGCGCCGCGCGCACGCCTCGCAGTCCTCGAACCAGGCGCGGATCACGCGCAGGAACGGGTCCGCATGCTCGTCCCATTCAGCGCGCAGCTCGTCGTGACGCGCTTTCAACTCGGGCGTCGCGGTCTCAGCTCGCGGCGACAGGAAGCCGAAGTGACCGCCGCACTCCAAGCAGTAGAACTCCGCCCTGGGGAACGCCATCGTCGAGATCAGCGGCGTCGGCTCGGTGCATCTTGGGCAGCACGCCATCGGCTTCTGCTTGCGGCCGATCAGGTCGAGGCCCTTCGCTACATCCAGCGCGCTCATCGCGGCGTCCTGCCCTTCTCCGTCCCGAAGCGCGCGCCGTCGAAGATCCCCGCGAGCGAGCCCGAGACCGCGACCGGCGCATCGCCCATGTGGATCTCGTGGTCGCCGAAGCGATCCAGGAACGCGTGCGCCTCGTCGGTGCGCAGCGTCAGCGCGCCGCAGAACGCCCGAGGCCCCTCGTCTTCGCCCGCGAACACCCTGACCCGCGTGTGGCCGTTGCCCGGCCTGACGTACAGCTTGAGGCTCACCACGCGAGCGCGCCCATGATCGTTGCCACCAGCTGCTCGACCAGACGCAGCGCTTCCAGTGCCGTGTTCATCCCATGATCCTTTCTCCAACTGTATTTCGGATAGTATACACGACAGATGGCCGACTTCAAGCTGATTCCCCTGCACGGTCGAAAAGGCGTCGTGCGGGGGTACGCGAAGGTCGATCCCGAGGACTATGCCGAGCTGAGCCGTTGGCGATGGCACCTGCTCGGTGGCCGACACCGCTACGCCGCTCGCACCGTTGCTCTGGGTGGCGGGAAGACGCGGCACGTCCTCATGCACCGGCAGATCCTAGGGACTCCGCCACAGCTACAGACCGACCACAAGAACGGCGACAAGCTGGACAATCGGCGCAGCAACCTACGCATCGTCAAGCAGGTGCAGAACGCGCAGAACCTTCGATCGCTCCGCAGCGACAACACCTCGGGCTATCGAGGCGTCACGTGGCAGAAGGATGCCCAGAAATGGAAGGCGCAAGGCAAAATCGGTCGTCGCCTGCATCTCATCGGCTACTTCGACGATGTCCATGAGGCAGGACGCGCCGCCGCCGCGTGGCGAGCCGAACACATGCCGTTCTCGACGAGCTAACCCTCACCGCTCCATCCCTACAGCGGCAGTGAGAGGTCGTGTCGGCACCAGCGCCTCGTGTCTCCGAGAACGCCTGACTCACCGCCAGCGTCTACTACATGGCGACTTTGCGATCGATTTTCCGGCTGATCTCCATCTCCCCGCCTGTACGGTCCTCTCGGCCGCCTCGGTGCGCGCTTGCCTAGGGCGCTACGGGATCGCGTGCTCGGTGGCATCACTTGGCAGCGACAGCGGTTGTCGCCGGGGTGCTCACGGGCCGCGTGCCGGGCTGTGCCGGACTCTGAGGCGCTTCGCGGCGCTCATCGAGCCCCACGGCCTAGCCGGGTCGATCGTGAGCGTACGTCCGCCTGTGCTGTATCCTGACCCTTGCATCTCAACCTGTGAGAAGACTACCTCGTCTCTCTCCTCCCTCACTCGGCCCGCTCCCCCGCGGGTCGATTTCGTTCTAGGTCTTCCTGCCGTTCTCGTCGAACAGCAGCCTGTAGACAGCGCGCTTGCGTTCCGCGCGCTCCTGGCCCGTCGGCTGTGTGATCTCCAGCCAGCCTTCGCGCTCGAGCGCGTCGAACAACTGCGTGAACCTCGTCGCGATCTTGCGCGTCGGCGGATCCTGCCAGCCGAGGAACGCCAGCCGCGGTCCGAGCTGGCGCCAGCCGGGTGAGCACTCGCCGGCGTCCGCGTACGCCGCGATCAGGACGAGGAGCTTTCGCCGCTTCTGGCCCTCGATCGGGAGCTTGAACGCAGCACGCGCGCGAGGACCCATCAGCGGCTGGATCTCCTCGACGGTCACGCTCACCCGAAGAACCGCTCGGCGTCGACGTAGTTGACCTGCGCTGCGTCCGCCGCCTCGCGGTCGCTGTCCATGTCGCCGACGTAGACCATCGCCGCGTCGCGCGCGCAGGTCACGGCTGCGGCTCCGGATCGATAAGCGAACGCTGGGCGCTGGCGCTCCCCTTCGGCTTCGGGGTCATTCCAGGCAAAAGTCCCTCCTCACGGAGCACCTGTAGCGTCTCGACATCGGCGGAGTTCACCGCCTCCTCGAACCGATCCGTGTCGCGGTAAAGGATGTGCCAGCCGTGGTGATGGCGCGTCGTGCCGTTCGAGCGCGTGCTCACGAAATGGTCGGCCTTCAGCCCCTCGATCGCCGCGTGATGCACCTCGATCGGGTACTTCTTCAGGAACGGCTCGCACAGCTCGAACACGTCGAGTTTCCACACGCTGCGACGGCCCATCACGCGGTTGTAGTGCTGGTGCAGCTCGACCGCCTTCGGCCACAGCGGGTTCTCTTCCGCCTCCTTCTGCTTGTCGCGTTCGAGATCCCCGATGCGATGCGCCTGGCTGCGGATCGTGCGCTCCTTCTCGCGGAGCTCGTCCTGCAGCCGCACGACCATCCCTTCCAGGCCCTCTTGCGTGACCTCGACGAGCTCGCCGGTCTCGGGGTGCGGCAGGTTGACCTTGGGCGTGGCGCTCATACGGCGTCGAACATCGAAGGTGTCACGCCGGCCACGCGCTGCTTCACAAGCCGCGTGCTGTCGGGATTCAGGTCGATGCCGATCGCCGAGCGCCCGTTGCGCACGGCGACCTCGAGCGTAGTCCCCGAGCCGACGAACGGGTCGAGCACCACGCCCACCTCGGTACCGTCCTCGTGCTCGCACGTGCACCGCCAGCCAAGGTGCTTGCGCTCGGCTGAGCGCGGCCCGTTCGTCGTGCGGCCGCCGGGGTTCTCGTAGGTGATCTCGACCATGCGCTCCCACGGTGCGCCGCACACGCCGCAGGCCTGGCGCGGAACCCCGGCGAGCACCATCGGCTCGATCAGCTGCGCCGGGTAGGTCGCGAAGTGCGCCTCCGGGTAGGGCCTCGTCGCGATCTCCCAGACGGACCGCTTGTTGCGCCCGAGCGCGGCCTGCTCGACCTTCGTCATCGCGTCCCAGCGCTCGTTGAAGCCAGCGTGGCGGCGGCTGTGGCCGCGCTGCTTGTCCTGGGGGGCCGTCTCCTGCTCGGGCGTGCGCGCGGCGAAGCCCTGCCCGTACGGGCTGCAGATGGTCCCGTTCGGTCCAGCGTAGGACGCGGGTTCGCGGATCGCCTCGGCGTCGTAGTAGTAGCGCGCCGACTTGCTCAGCAGGAAGACGTACTCGTGGGCAGAGGTCGGCCGGTCGATGACACTCTCGGGCATCGGATTCGGCTTGCTCCAGATGATGTCGCGGCGCAGATACCAGCCGTCGGCACGCAGCGCGAACGCGACCATCCAGGGGATGCCATAGAGGTCCTTGGGCTTGCACCCGGCTTCTCGGATGGTGCCGATGCGGCTCCCTTTCGGGGCGCTCATGATCTGGCGTCCACTAAGCGGGGAACCCGCTCGTTTCTCGGCACCGTCGATGGTGGAGGTCCCGTTGTCGGCTGCCCCTCGACTTTGCGCACCCCACGAGCCTGCGTAACTGTCGCCGAGATTCAGCCAGAGCGTCCCGTCATCCCGCAGCACTCGTTTGACCTCGCGGAACACCTCGACGAGCTTCGCCACATACCCGTCCGGTGTGGACTCAAGGCCGATCTGCTGGTCGATGCGGGTCGCCCCACACTTGCCGCAGAGGCGACCGTAGGCGACATTCTCCACCTCGGCCGCCTTCTTCGCCCCGCCGCGCGTCGAGTGAACAGACTGCGCGAGATTGACGCCGCGCCGCAGCTCGCCCTTGACGTGGTCGCACTCCGGGTCGCCGCCCTCCCACTCCCCCGTCCCGTAGTCGCGCAGTCCGTAGAACGGTGGCGAGGTGATGCAGCAGTGCACGGAACGATCCTCCATCTCGGCCAGCTGCTCGAGCGCGTCGCCGATGCGCAGATCCCAAGCGCTCACTCGTCCTCGCCACCCATCTCATCGACGCAGTCCTGGCAGCACCACTCGCCATCCACCTTGCCGATCGGGTCGCCTTCGTGGATCGCTTTGCCGCAGCTGCAGCGGCCCTCGTAGCCAGCGGAGATCACGGGATGATCCTCTCTCGGATCGAGCGCGACGTGACGCCCGCTGGCAGCGGCAGCTCGAGCGCGTCGCTCACCTGGCGCAGCATCATGTTCGCCTGCTCGAGCGCGTCGCGGCGCCCGCACAGGTACGCCTCGCGCAGCCACACAAGGAGGAGGTCGCCGGTGCCCTGGCACCGATCGCAGTCGACCATCTCAGCCTCCGGGTCCGCCCAGTCGTTGTTGCTCGGGATGCGCCCGACAGCACAGTAGGGACAGACCGAGAGCAGCGCGACCAGTCGCCGCATGGTCTCGCTCGGCTGCGGAGGGACGGGTGGTGTCGGCTGAGGTGACGCATCGGGCTCCGAACTCACGCCCCTGCGTCCTCGTTGACCGGGCTCTGCCGGGCTGTGGGACGCGCCGACGGTCTGGTGCGCGTGATGTCCCTGAGTCGGCCCCAGAACGCCTTACGCGCGCGATCCTCACCACCATGGCGGTATCGCGAGCGGCACGTCTCGCCATGGAAAACTGCGTCTGCCCTCATCCCGGTCAGCGGTTCGCCGCAGCCCTTGCAGAGATTGTCGTTCACGCCGCGACCTCGTCGGCGTCGGCACTGGACGGCATGCTCTGCGCCCTGAACGCCGCCGCCACGCGCGCGGCCTCGTTGACGTCGTCGAACAGGCCGAGGTGGTGGTGGCGGTAGTTGACGACGGCCTGCGCCGCCCACTTCTGGCGCTGTCGATGCCAAGTGACGCCGCGGTGTCCCGACGTGTTGCGACCGTGTGGGACGGCGCGGTTCTGTACGTTCTGAATGCACGTGCCTGGCCGAAGATTCGCCCGTCGGTTGTCAAGTTTGTCGCCGTTCCGATGGTCAACGTGGATGTCGGGATCGGACACCCCGAGCAGGTCGCGCGATAGATAGGCTCCATCGCCGCGAGCAACGCGGCCTCGGCCGGTGAGATGCCATCTGTGGGCGATGACCGCGATGTAGTCGGCGGCGTCGATGATCGCGTAGGCCCGCACCGATCCGTCGCGGCGCCGGAGGGGAATCAGCGCTACTTGTCCCACGCCTGCGGTAGCCTCTCCCTTGGATCCTCCCATGATCCTCAGCATTACGCCCCCGTCGGACCGATTCCTACCGCGGGGGCGTTTTGCATGAAGAGGTGCGACTACTCCGCGTCGGGGATCACGTGCACGTCGCCGACAATCCGGCAGACCTGCTTACGCGTACATCCCGTCACGGTTTCCGTGGTGCTGTCGATCTTGTCGTCAAAGTGCACGCCGCTCACGCGGACGCGGCACTGGATCGTCACCTCGGAGCCCTTCTTGAGCTGACCCTTGGGAAGCTCGATGCTGCGGCCGGCGAGTTTCACCTTCGAGGTGTCGGGCTTCTTGCCGCCGACGTCGAATGACAGCTGGCCGAGCTCCGCCAGCCCGATCACCTGCGCCGCGCGTGCCTGCGCCTCGTCCTCGCCGACGCCCTCGGGGTGCGTGCCGTTGGTGCTTGCGCCGGTGTCGGGCGGGGCCTGTGTGCCTGCCTCCATGGTGAACCTTCCTTTGCTCGCTGTTTGCGAAGTGCGTGATCGTCGCAGCAGCAAAGGACATACTTTCTGTCCGCCGAAACATGTAGCTTCCGCGCACCAACTGACCGCTGCGTTAAGTCGCGGCGAGCGAAAGGAGATCATGGGAACCTCAGCCAAACCGAAGCCCGCCGAGCAGGCCGACGCGCCGACGCCTGAGCCAGAGGCGGCGCCAGTAGAGGAGCCCTCCGGCAGCGAGCTCGTCGTCCGCGACATCGGCGACCGCCAGGAGTTCGTCACCGTCGTCGACCGCCACGACGAGGCGATGATCGTCCAGGAGCTGCAGCGCCGCACGCTGAAAGTGATGCTCTACAGCTTCCGGCAGGACGGTCACACGATCGTCGACCTGTCCTACCTCGGCGTCAACGAGGCGGTGCGCGTGATGAACGACTCGCGCAAGTGGGAGGTCACGATCGACCCCGGCTCGCTCGTCGTCGAGTCCGTGATGGAGGACCTTGGCGACGGCGAGGAGCCCTGCTGGACGGCGACCGTCTACGCCGTGAACCGCATCACCAGCTACGGCCAGTACGGCACGTTCACGCAGCCCAAGCGGATCCACCTCAGCGACGCGCGGAAGATCGCCAAGCGCCGCGAGAAAAAGGAAGAGCCGCACGACTCGGTCGCCGACAAGTTCGCCCGCCAGAAGGCGATCAACAAGGCGCAGCGCAACGCGCTCCGCGTCCACATCCCCGAGACGATGCGCCAGACGATCATCGCGCAGTACCAAGGCGACCCCGAGCGCATCAAGCGGATCGAGGTGGGCGCTGGCGCCGAGGCGATGGCTGACCTTCCGCCGCCGCTGGTCGACGAGAAGGCCGAAGCGCAGAAGGCGCAGGCGCGCGAGCTGTTCGACAGCATCCGAGAGATCGGCCCGCTGATCCTGCTACCGGCGGTGTTCCACAAGTATCTGCGTGACGCGGAGCACAGCCATGAGCGGCTGGAGGACTTCCTCGGGTATCTGCGGGACGTGCTCGAGCGGGCGCAGAAGGAGCAGGCCAAGACGACAGAGGAGGCCAAATGACAATCGACCTCGCGCGCGAGCTGAGCGTTCGCGCCATCGCCCACAACCTCGCGCTGAAGTTCCCAGCACCACCGACTGACGCCGGCGAGGGAACCAACGTCGCTGTCATGGAGTACGCGCTGCGTGTCGCCGCGTTGTACGAGATGCAGGATCGCGGCACGCTCGCTGCGGCTGGCGTCGCACTGTGGCGGGCGACCGCCCACGAGGACACAACACACACGACGCTGCAGGGTTTGCAGCCAGAGGAGCATCCGGCGTGCGACTAGCGATGCCCCTCCGGTTCTGGGTCAAGGTCGATTTTCATGGTCCGATGCTCTCGCCCTACCTCGGACCGTGTTGGGATTGGACGCTGAGAACGAGCGATGCTGGGTACGGCAACATAAAACTGGACGGCTATCCGGTGAGCACACATCGCCTTGCCTACGAACTCGTGCGTGGCCCCATCCCAGAGGGGCTGCACGTCAACCATCTCTGCCGGAGGCCCAGATGCGTCAATCCAGCCCACCTAGAGGCGGTGACAAGCGTCGAGAACTGGCGCCGCGGCAGTAGCCCGAGCGCGATTGCCGCTCGCCGAGGGTGTTGCGCTAGGGGCCATCCCTACACGAAGGCCAACACCTACATCACGCCGAGGGGCTACCGCCAATGTCGCATCTGCCAGCGCTCGACCGTGTACTCCTACCGAGAAAGGCAAGCCGCATGACTGACGAGAAGACACCGCGCCCGAAGAACCCCGCCTACCACGTGTTCGAGCATGGTCCGGGCAGCAAACTATGGAAGCACCTCACGAGCGAGCCGGTGAACGCCGGGAGCCGCGAGGCGGCGATCAAGGCCGTCGCACCCGGCCGTCCCGCCGACGACGACACGGAGAGGAGCTACCTCGTCATCGCGGCGAAGGAGTTCCAGACCTTCGTGCACCGCACCAAGACGACGAAGGAGGACGTGATCGAGCGCGGCAATGTGCCAGCGCCGGTGCCCTCGACGCCGATCGACGGTGGCGCAAGCGGAGGTGCGGCCGATGCGACTGACTAACGACCGCGGCCGGCCCGTCTCGCTCTGGCGCTGGTTCATCGGCGAGCCCGGCTCCGGCAAGCTGATCCTGCACGGCGTCGTGCTGCTGATGGTCGTGCTGCTCGTCGTGTCGATCGTGAGGCTGGCGACATGAGCCTTGCGATCAACCCAGACGAGGTGACGCACGTCATCGTCAAGGGCGACCACGTCCACGGCGAGGTGTCGAGCTGGCGGGAGATCGACGCGGCGAGCCTTGAGATCGACACGTACGAATTCATCGACGGCGACGGCCAGATCCTGGCGAGCTGCGGGCCTGGCTTTCGCTGCCGCAGCGGCACCGTTGAGATAGCAGGCCACCTGACATCGCTGCTGGCGGTGAGATTCGATGGCTGAGACAGAGGTCGAGGTGGTCGACGGCGTTGTCGTTGACGAGCACCTGAACCTCCGCCGACTCCCGCCGGTGGACCCGGTCGAGCCGCCCTCGCGGTGGTCGCAGACGATCCTCCGGCACGGCAACACCTGCCAGCGAGCCGCCTACCTCTACCAGCGCCACCACGGCGGTCTTCCCGGCCACCAGCTCGACCGCGGCACCGCGTTTCACCTCGCGTGGGCGAAGACGACGAACCTCATCCTCGAGCGCTACGCGATCGACGCCGGCGAGGACGGCGACGTGGACTACAGCGTCGATGAACACACCGCCAAGCTGATGCTCGAGGAGGTCTTCGACGAGCACCCCGAGCTGACCGTGCCGCTGCATGAACGCGACGAACTGCGGGTGATGATGAGCCACATGGCGAACGGCTTCTCGGTCAACCCGGCGCAGGTCGTGGCGGTCGAGCGCAAGTTCGTGCTGACGCTCGGCGAGTACAAGGTGAGCGCGATCCTCGACCTGGCGTTGATCAGCGGCACCGCGGCGATCATCCGTGACGCCAAGACGCAGTGGGATGCGCCATCGCAGGCGGAGTACGCGGCGTCGTTCCAGGGGCGTTTATACGCGGTGGTGCTCGTGTACGGCCAGCCGGTGACGGAGATCCCGTGCGAGGCTGGCTGCGGCACCCGCTGCCCGCTCATCAGCGACTGCGAGATCTGCGAAGGCCGTGGCTACACCGAGCGCCTAGAAGCGCCCCTCGGCGAGCACCTGCAGGCGATCGACGTCGGCGAGATCTTCCCGCGCTACATGTCCTGCGGCTCGTGCGGCGCGAAGGCCCACACGGGCGGGCGCTGCGACGAGTGCGGCGGCACGATGGAAGTCGCCGTGCGCAACATGCCGCTCGCCCGCATCGAAATCGACGCGCTGCGCCGCGACATCGAAGACCAGTGCGCGCAGCTCGCGAAGGCGTTCGAGACCAACCAGTTCCCCGCCGTCACAGGTAGTCATTGCGCTCGCTGTCCATGCGAGCCGGAGTGTCCATTGCCGCGCAACCTCCGCAACTACGCCGGCGCGATCCAGACCGAGGCCGAGGCCGCCGAGGCGATGGAGTGGTATCAGCGCAACAACGGCCGGATCAAGGCCACCAAAGCGGAGGTCAAGAACTTCTGCAAGATCCACGGGCCGCTGCGCTTCGGCGTCGATCTGATCGCCGAATTCGCGGAGGTCAAACGGTGGGAGACCAACTGGACCGCGATCGAGCAGGGCGCGGCGCGCGCGGCGCAGTACGGTGAGCCGTTCGACATGGGCGAGCACCGGCGGCAGAAGGCAGGGACGGACTTCGTCGTGCGCAAACTGACGGAGATCGAGCTCGCCGCAGAGCGCGATGCCAAGCAACAACAGGACGAGGAGGCAGCATGAAAGCGGCAGCAGTCACCCTGCGGGGCGAGGTAGACGAGCGCGCGGTCGCGCAGCTGATGCGCTGCGTCACGTCCGGCGATGCGCTCGCGGGCGCGATCTGCGCGGACGGCCATGCGGAGCAGCTGATGCCGATGCTCGACGTGATCGAGCTCGAGAACGCCGTGTCGCGGCCGGCGCTGGGGCCGGGCCTGTGAGCTACGTCGACCTCGCCGACCTCGTCACGTTCCGGCCACTGTCGCGCCCTGTCGGCTCGGGCCCCACGCGCTACTCGCAGTTCAAGGCGCCGTGGCGCACGACGGTGAGCCTGCTCGCCAAAGAGTTGCGCGCGCACGGCGCCAGCCGGACGGTGCTCGAGGTCGACCTCCGCGAGGGCGACATCCGCCAAGACGGCCTACCGCGCGCCGACCGCAACGCGCGCACGCCTGGGATCGTGCTCAGCTTCCGCGCGCTCAACGTGCCGGGCGAGCCGAACCTCCGGTATGAAGTCTGCGAGTTCACCGACTGGAAGGACAACGTGCGCGCGGTCGCCCTCGGCCTCCAAGCGCTGCGCGCCGTCGACCGCTACGGCGTCACCAAACGCGGCGAGCAATATGCTGGCTGGAAGCAGATCGAGGCTGGCGTCGGTGACGGGAACGCTTCGCGTGGCCGCCAGCTGATCGCCGCGGCCGGGAGCGTGCAGGAGGCCCTGAAGCGCGCGCACCCCGACCATGGTGGCCAGGAGGCTGACTTCCGTGACGTGATGGCTGCGAGGGCGGCGGCGTGATCGTGCGCATGGCGGTCCGCCGAGCCGGCAACGAGCACCCGCCGCGAGGCACGAGGGTCGTGGTGGGGCAGAACCTCGCTGGGGTGGTGATCTGCGCCCAGGACCGCAACGGCTGGGTCTACGCCGACATCCAGTGCACTGAACGCTTCGGGGAACTGCTCTACCTCGCGAGGCTGATCCCGTGATCGTTGACTCGGTCGCCGCCGAGTTCGCCGCTCGCCGCCTACTCCACGCGCAGGGCAGCATCGGCGAGGCGTTCGAGAGCCTAGACCTCGGCTGGACGCTGGAGGACGTGCACGAGTACATGAAGGGCAGCCCGACGTTCCTCGCGATCCCCGAGGACCTGCAGGCCCAGGTCGTCGGGATGACGATGGCGTTCGGGATCGTCGTCGCCGAGCGCAGCCGGGAAGGCGTGCGACGATGAGCGCCAAGGCGATCGACCACCTGCCGATCGAAGTCACCGTCGAACCGCGCTTCCAAGCCGAGGGCTGGGAATGGTGGGTGCGGGTGCCGGGCGAGCGCAACTGGGAGGGCGTCAGCAAGACACGCGACGGTGCGATCACGGCCGTGCACCGCGCGCTCGAGGAGGCGATCAAGTGACTCAATCCGAGATACCGATACCAGCAGAGACGATTAGGAGGGCGGCGCAGGCTCACTATGAACGGGCTGAGTCGGAGGCGTGGCGCGCGGATTTCCCGTGGGCGAGCCTCGGCGACAAGCAGGGCTGGATCGACGGCACAGAGGCCGCCATTCGGGCCTTCCTCTTAGAGATGCAGTTCGAGATTGAGCGGCTTCCCTTGCGATATGGAGCGACAACGGCTAGCTATCGCCTCGTCTCAGCCTGGCATCCCGACCAGTCCTCCCCCTCCCCCCCCGTCCCGGCAGAGGACACACGCGAGGCTCAGCCACAGGTAGACGAGCGGGAGTGGACGCTAGAGATATCACGCGGCGGTAGCGCCGGGATCGCACCGACCCATACCGCTCGTTCCCAGGCCTACACCTATGTGCCGGTCGTCCCGAAGTCCTCCCTCGATGCTGCCCATGTCGAGATAGACCGGGAGCGGGGGCTTCGTGAAGAGGCGCAGCGTGAAGCGATCCGGCACAAGGAGCGGGCGGGCGACTGTGAGGAGGCGCTAGCCGAGGCGGAGGAGGCGCTGAGGGAGATCAAGGCGGCCATCGAGCGACCGGACACCCTTGCCGTCGAAGATGCAGAGATCGTCCGCGACATTCTTCGTGCCGCTCTCTCCCCGAGGGAGGACAGCGATGGACAGTGAGGGCAAGCGAGCCGTTGTGCTGAGCGAGCAGGACTGGAGCAGGCTACTGGAGGTCGCACGGCTGACTTACACGGCACAGGATGTGCGGATTCTGAATGCGATCAAAGGAGATGACGATGCTGTCGATAGTCGTGGAGACTGAGAGGTTCGCCGCTACGCTGCCGCGTTTTGTGGGGCCGTTCGAGAACACAGCCGAGGTATGGGCCTATGTGTATGAGCGGATGCGAGGTGCGGGCTACCCGCGCTTCCGCATCGAGCGGCTGGAGCGTGACAGCGATGGCCGGTAGCGCCCGTGACTCCTCTTCCCCCGAGCCGACGCAAGCCGGTGGAAGCGACGTTGAGGCGCCGATCGTCGGCGTCGAGGTGACGGAGATCCTGTGCGCCCGCTGCGCGAGCTGCCGCTCGCCGCTCTCGATGGGCGACGTCGAGCACCTCACGGCGGAGCGGAGCGTGCCGCTGATGCCGAGTGCGACATATGCGGCCATCCGCTCGCCGAGCCCGATCTGCGACCCGAAGAAAGGGCGCCGTTCCCATGTCGCTAAGGGACCTCGCCTCCTCCCCCCCCGTCCCGGCAGAGGACACTACGTGATCGACCGCGAGTCGTTTCTCGAAGGATGGGGCTGCGCGAGAGAGGGCGTGGCGAGCGACTCCCGAGCAGAGGCAGAGGAGGCGTGGCGCCTCGCGTGGGGCGATGCTCCCGGCGACCTTCGCGGTGCGTACCGGCTCGCGCAGAAGGCACACATGGAGGCTGTGGGCGAACTCGCAAACGCCGTGTCGCGGGCCGAGGCTGCCGAGGCGGAGGTAGAGAGCTGGCGGAGAACGGCGCGGGATGCGTGGGACGGTGCCGAGCGACTAGCCCAGGAGCTAGAAGTCGAGATTGAAAGGCGCGAAATCGCGGAGCGGGTCCAAACAGGGGCCGAGTCGGCCGTCGATGAGTTTTGCTCGGCATGTGGCGCGGATCGTGGCGAAGAGTGCCATTCGGCGTGTCCCGCCCGTGCTCTTGTGGCTGAGCGCACCCGCTCGGAAACGCTTGAGAGGGAACGGGACGAGGCGAACGCTTGGGCCGCGAGTTCCGAGAATCCTGCCTTCGATGCTGGTTGGGCGGCCGGGCAGAAGCGAGCCAATATCGACCTTCAGGCCCGCTCTAGAGAACTGGAGGACGCGCTGAGGGTGATCGCGCAACCGGGAGGCGCGTGTGCGAAAGGTCGCGGTGCCTGTCGGGGTGGAGCGAAGGCCAGCGAGATCGCCCGTGCCGCTCTCTCTGAGACACGACCCGAGGAGGACCCGGATGGCAAAGCTTGACCCACCACGTCTTACGCGAGGCCCGTTGAGTGGCGCGGTCTTCGTGGTCACGCACGGCAAGGTGTACGGACGCTCGGGCCGATGGCCATGAGCTAATCGAGTCGTCCGTGAAGTACGACGTGACCGACCAGTTCATGGCGCTGATGCACGAAGACGCCGAGTCCCGACCTGTAGAGGAGACGGAGATGCCTGAGATCAAGGTGTCCCTCACGTTGGCCGACGCGGACCATCTCCTCGCGGCCTGCGAGTGCGTGCTGAATCAAGATGACAGCGGCAAGGCCGCGCTCGGCGTCGGGTTACAGCCCTACGCGCTAGAGGAAGCGGCACGAAAGATCGAGGCTGTTGCTGACCTTGCACGTCAAGGGATCGTCGATGACCGTTGACCTAACCGCAGAGGAGCGGACGGCGCTTGAGAACGCGCAACTGCTCGTCGTCTCGGACACGTCGAAGCGGGGCGTAGGAATCGGGTTCCTCGCTCACCGCGCTCTCGCCGCCTCCCGTGAGCCTGTAGAGGCAGGAGAGCCGAGCGAGGCCCGCTCTAGAGAACTGGAAGACGCGTTGAGGAAGATCGCACTCGCGGCGGAAGAGATGACAACGAACTGGCCTGGCCCGGAGGGTCAGATTTTCGAGTTGATTGCACGCAACGCCCGTGCCGCTCTATGTGGGGGAGACAGCGAATGAGCGTCGAGCAGCCCATCGTCAAGATCGAGCCCCGTCGCGTGCTGTGCCCGGCGCACGGCGAGCACCTGCGCGCCAACTGGCCGAAGGGCTGGGCGATGACCGGCCTCACGCTGTTTCGGAAGGCGGTCGCCAGCCCCGAGCTGCTGCAGGCGTGCGGCTGGCGCGAGGGTGGCGCGTCGGTGCCGGTTGAGCGGATCAACGATCTCACGGACACCAAGCCGCTCTGCTACTTCGTGGATGAGGACGAGATCCGCAAAGTCCTGGCCACGCACGTCGTCGACCGCGTGATGCGCTGCGACGTGTGCGGGATCCCCGGCCACGCCGGGCCCTACACGGTCCGCGACGAGGACGGCAGCGTGAACACGCTCGACGTGTGTGTCGAGTGCGCGCTGCTGGCTGGCCGCAAGCTGCACAAGTCCCAACCCGAGGGAGGGCCGTTCGAGTGACCGAGCCACCGCAGCAGATCATCCCGCGGCGCAAGCCGATGACGCGCGAGCAGGAACGCCGGCGTGCGGAAGTCGATCGCCGCAACAAGGCGATCCAGCAGGTGAAGCTGCCTGAGCCGAGTGGTGGCGGGTTCGGTGCGCCACCGAACGAGGAGAAGAAGAAGAAGGCGAAGAAGAAGTGACCGCGCTGGGCTCTACGAGCCAGCACTCGACGTCCTACGTCAGCGCGAAAGAGGAGCGGATCGTTGTCATGCGCCTCGCGTGCTGGGGGCATCATCCGATCGTCAACGAGACGCACGAGCGCTGCGGCCGTGAGCTCAACCAGCGAGAGCTTGCCGTCGCCTACAGGGCGGCGAAGTTCGACCAGCCGTCGCTCCGCGACAACTCGTGGCTGTGGCGTGATCCGACGCGCCAGCGGGAGGCTGCGTGAATCAGCTGACGATCGCGGAGGCGAACGACGGGCGCTGCTGCATTGAGCTGAAGGCGACGGCGTGAAGCGCGTGGCGGGGATCTGGCTCGTCGGTGTCGCCTACGGCGTCATCGTCTATCTGCTCGCGCGCTACGCAGTCGTTGAAGGCCCTCACCCTGACGTGCCGATGCACGTAGGCATCGCCGGGGCCGTGGCGTACATCGTCGGCGCTCTCTCGTGGCGGGACTGACAGTGCCCGCCTGCTGGCTAGCGAAACTGCCCAACGCAGGTCCCTGCGAAGGCGCGCTCGTGCGCGTGCACCTGATCACGAAAGCCGAGATCAAGCGCACGTTCCCGAAGGGCGCGGTCCGCATCGACGGCGTCTGGCAGCGCCCGATCGAGGCGCAGTTCCTGCCCGAGGACTTCGAGCCAGTGTTCCGCACGCTTGAGCAGCTGCAGGACGACGAGCGGGCGTGGGTGCCTGGCTGCGGCGGGCTCGTCGGGCTGAGCGGACACCACGGCCAGCTCGACAGTTCGGCGCACGACCGCACACGCCTGCGGATCCCACGCGTCCTGCTTCCGCCGGCGGTCGAGGAGTACGCCGAGGAACTGGGCCTCGTCTACTGGCTGACGAAGACGTACGGGCCGTGAAGGCCGTCACCTTCGTGATCCCCGACGGCGCGCATTACGTCGCCAACGCGATGGCGCGATGCCCCGACGAGATCGAGCGATGGGGCGTGTGCTCCTTCTCCTGGACGCTGCCGGACGACCCGTTCCCGGTCGAAGGCACGTGCATCGAGTGGGAGGTGGACGAGGACGGCGACGCCGAGCTGACGGTGCTGATGTCCGACGACCACGCGGCCCGCTTCGCTGTGAGCCCGATCACCAGCGGCGCGGAGTGGGAGCCATGAGCGGCACCTGTATCTGGGAGACGGTCCTCGAGGACGTGCACTGGCTGGACGACCAGCCGCTCGGCTCGATGGTCACCGTCGAGCTCGACATCTTCCCCACGCCGATCACCGGGCGCTTGCTCAGCTACCGCATGCTCGAGGACAGCCACGTGCAGTTCAAGCTCGAGATCCTGATCGCCATCAAGGAGATGCTTCTCGCGCTTCTCCCCGACGTTGTGGATCAAAGGGACTTCTCCGCCGTCTAGGCGGCTCACAGCCCGGCGTAGCCCGGTCAGCGGGCCAGATTCCCGCACGTTGCACCTTTCCCGTCCGACCGGCCCCGAACAATGTGCATATGACCACGATCACCTTCACACACATCGGCAAGCCGCAGAGCAAGGGCGCGCACACCTCGTTCATCCCGCGGAGGCGCGACGGCAGCATGGTCACGCGCCGCGACGGTGCCCCCATGGTGGTGACCAAGGACACCAACCCGAAGCAGGAGCAGGCGCAGCGCGATCTCGCCACCACGGCGCTCGTCGCGCGCTCCGAGGCCGGCGAGGGCGTGTGGCTCAGCCCGGTCGTTGTCACGATGCGCTTCTACTTCGACCGCAACAAGGGCCACTACGGCACCGGCCGCAACGCCGGCGTGATCAAGGAGTCCGCACCCGCGCACCCGGTCACCGCGCCCGACCTCGACAAACTCGAGCGGCAGGTCCTCGACGCGCTCACCGGCGTGATCGTCCGAGACGACCAGCAGGTCGTGCAGGCGCTCTCCTCGAAGCACTACGTCGAGGGTGACCAGCCCGCGCGCACCGAGGTCGAAGTCTCCGCCATCGAGCAGCAGACGGTCGGCATGGTCGTGGCCGACGAGCAGATGGCACTCGCCGCCTAGTAGTCTTCTCGCCGCGCGCTCGACGCTGGACGGGCTGGCCGATGCCGGGTCGGGTCGTGGGGTGGCATCCCCGCGGGCGCGCACCCCTTCACGCCCCGAGCAAACGCGGGCCCCCTAGTAGATGGCCAGGGGGCCCGCAGCCGGATGGGGACACCGGCGCCTCCGAACGCTACCGGACGGTCACCCTCACCGTGCCCTGGCCGGCGCTCACGGAGAAGCCTCCTTCCCACGGCGCGGCGCCGACGGCGTTCGCGACGTCCGTCGTGAGGTCGAACTCGCGCCCCGCGATGTAGGGCCCACGGTCCGTGACGGATACCTGCACGCAGTGCGCGGCGCAGATCGTCAGCCGAGTGTGGCACGGCAGCGTCTTGTTGGCGACGCCCCACGAGCCGCCGCCGCACGCACCGGAGCCACCACCGAAGTAGCTCGCCATGGCCAGGCGGCCGGTCGGCTTCGGCGGTGGGTGCAGGTGGTTCCAGAGGCGATCGACCCTGCGATCACAGCTCGTGCTGTTACAGCCGCGGCGGTGATGCGTTCGATGGTGATGGCTGGGTACGGCGACTGCGAGTGCGGCGAACAGCGGTGAGACAGCGAGTAGCGGGCGAATCGGGGATCAACCCTCCTTCGTCGTTTCGCCAGAGCACAACCTCTGGCCGTTCAGGCGGGCGTCAGGCCAGCCTGCTTCGCTCGTTAGGTGGAGCGGTTACGCGGCGGGCAGCCTACCGGACGCGTCACGCGGAGGCTCCGGGGGCCGCGGATCAGCTTCCCGACGAGCACCCCCAGGCCGACATCTCCGACGCATGCCACAGCGATCCAGCCAGCTACTCCCATGGCGCGCGACGCTAACCGACACGGCGGAGGGAAGTCCAGCCCGATCTCGCAAACAGCGGACGAATCCGAGCCAGAACGCAAGAACGCCCCGCGCTCGAAAGCAGCGGGGCGTTCAGGCCAGCCCTGTGAGGGATGGAGACGGCTCTGATGCTACCTCACGCGAGGGCTGCCGCGTGGTCGGCGCCGCCGATCAGCCGCGCGACGACATTCGCGACATTGGCGGAATCCCCTAGGGTCGACGTATGTGTTCTCCGGCGTATAGGCGTGGCCCGCGCTACAGGTGCTCATGCGGTGCTGCCCCATGTGGCTGCGCTTGGAGTCGTGAGGTTCTAGATGATCGGGGTTCACGCAGGGGCGCTGGTGACAGCGATGATGGAGCTGATGACCTTCGGGGATCGGCCCGTTGGCACGCTCGTAGAGGACGCGATGTGCTAGTCGCCGTACGCCATCGGTCACGAGGACGCCATAGCCACCGACAGTCGTGGCGCGCAGCCAGATCCAGCAGGGTGTCTCATAGCCGCAGTCTCGGACTTCGTACTGCTCGGCTGACCGCGGGGGCCGACCGGCACCCTTAAAGTGCCCAGCGACGAACCGGCGCGGCTTTCCCTTCACCGCGCCGGTTCGGTGATCCGTTTTAGGTGCGACGGTCGTAATGCCGCCGCACCCGCATTGGCAGTAGCCGTCAGGGATCTTCGATCTTGATGACCGGGTGAAGCTCGACTCCCGTTGGTGCGACGCCACGTTGACCATGAATAATATCGTCAAACAGCACGCCCGTCACCGTCACCTTGTGGTTGATCGGCGTGAAGTGTGACGACGACGGCAGCCCGAACTCGCGTATGAACGCGTTCCGGGCGGCCTCGATCTGGGCCTCAAGCACGCTGACCCCTGCCGTCACGGGTGGCTCGGTGCAAGCTGGCGCGAACGGGATCTCGGCGATCATCGTCTTGCCAGCATCCACCAGTACTAGGTGGATGTCACTATCGGCCTCGACCTTTGCCGCTTCGAGCGTTGCAGTGACCGTGTAGGTCTGTTGCTCAGCTTCGGTGCGAGCCTCGTCGGGGTTGCCGTTGTTCGAGGAGGGCAGTGCGTCTAGCGCTTCGATCGTCGTGACCTTCGGCGCTAGGACGATGTTCGTCGCCGCAGCATCGGTTGCGGTCTTCACGCTCCACCGCTCACGGCCGCAGGTGGCGCCGCCGGCGACCACACGGCCATCGTCGCGGCCCTCCGACCCGGCACCAGCCGGGACCGGTGCTGGGTGAGCCTTCGACGTCACGACCGGTGGGCCGGGCTGATGCAGTTCCCCGGCCTTCGTCGGCGTCGTCGGGGAGCTGCTGCCACACCCCCCGAGCGCGGCGGCCAAGACGACCGCCGCGAACGTCGCGCGCTTCATCGGTGCGGCGCGCTTGCTTTGATCAGGTGCACCGACTGCAGGTAGCGCCCGATGTTCGTGACGGCGAGCGAGACCAGCCCGATGATCGCCGCCCATTTTTCAGGGCCACCGATCGTGAGCGCTGAGGCACCTTCTTCGAGCAGTTTGACGACGATGGGCAGCACGCCGCCGAGGGCGGTGAGCCAGCCGATGACCGTGGTGATTCCAACTGAGACCTTCATGTGTTGCCTCCTTCTAGTGGACGTTGATTAGCCGATCTCGCCGGGACGCTCGAAAGCCTTGGCCCGCGCTTCGGCCTTGGGACGATCGCTCCCATATATCTGCCCCCATTCTTCGGGGTTCGCTTCCGGCGCCCTGCTCATATATCCGCCCGGTGCCAGCTCGAACGGCTGCAGGTGCGGCACCGCCGGCAGCGTCTTCCACGCCTCGCCGTCGTCGCAGAAGCAGACCGCCGTGCGACGCTGCGCCTGCCCCCACCAGTAGGGATAGGCGAAGTCCGCCACGATCGCCTCCGGCACGCCGCACGGACGGCCCTCGGGCGCTCCCACGTCGTAGCCGCGGTCCTGCACCGGGTCGCCGACCTCGCCGATGTACCAGAAGTGATCGGCGGGGTTGAGGTACTTGCGGATGTCCGCTTCGTTCGTCACCCACGGGTCGACGATCATCTCCAGGATCTCGTGCGAGACGACTTCGGTCGGCTCGATGCCGTCTTCCTTGCTGGTCTTGCAGAACACCTTGGCGAGCGGCTGTTCGGTGCCCGCCGCCTTGCCACGCGCCGAGTGCGCGCTGGACGCGTGCGCTTCGTCTTCGTGCCAGCCGAGCGCGCCCGGCTCGGTGCTCGTGTCGAGCAGTTCGACGTGGTAGCTGTCCGCCGGCGGCTGCTCGTCCGGGCCGATCAGAACGACGTCGGCGATCGGCGCCGAGAGATCACGCTCGACCCACGGGCTGCGGTTGTAGTGGAACAGGTCCTGGTAGCGCTGCGCCCAGACGAGGTTCCTCAGCCGGTCGGCGTCGAACGTGCCCGGCGACGTGCGGTCCACGATCGTGATGACGACCGCGGGGTGCGAGTTTTCGGGCACGTGCACGTCGAAGTGCTCGCCGAGGACCGGCGCGGGGATGCTGGCTTGCATGGCAATCTCCTTATGTGACGCGGTTTCGTGGGAGAGGGTTGTGGCAGGTGCGTCGGACGCCTATGCGCCGTGGAGCGCCGCGTACCTCACTGAGCCAGCGAAGTCGTTGATCGCCGATTCGCCGGTCCAGCCACCGGTGTCCAGGCCGACCGCCATTTCGCTCGGCGGAGGCGGCGGCGGTTCTTTGGGGGGTTCTTCTTCTTTCGGCGGCGGTTCTTTTTCGACGGGCGGTTCTTCTTTCACGCCGCCGGGGATCGTCTGCAGGCGGCAGTTGCACGGCGGTTCGTCCGAGGCCCAGCTGCCCACGTAGGACGTGCCGACCTTCGCCAGGACATCGACCCACGGCAGCGTCACCGGCGGCGTGATCGGCAGTTCGGAGAGCTTGACGTCGAAGTAGCGGATCCCGGTGCGGTTGTTGTCGGCCATCACCGCGACGTGGATCCCGGTCGTACCGGCGGGCAAGCTCGAGGAGTCGACTTCGACGCTCCGCTTGTCGGGCGTCAGATGGTCAGTGATCGCCTGCGCTGAGACAGGCGCTGCGAGGGCTAGGGCAGCAAGAGCTGCCAACAGACGAAAGGGCGCATCGGGTCCTCCTTGGTCGGGGAGTTAGCGTGCCTTGGTGAGGGTCTTCAACTGCGCGCAGTTGACGGTGCCGGCCGATGAAGCGTGGAAGTCACGTTTGTGGCTCACCTCCACGATCAAGCCCTTGGCCTTGCTACCGACCGCCTCTACTACGGCGTCGCCGATCGCCTTGGTGTAGGCGTCCGCCTGCACCACGGCGGCCTTTTCACGCGCCTCTTTAGGCGGGAAACCTTCTTTTAGTAGCCGCGCTTCGAGCTTCGCCGGGAGAGCCTGCGCGCTCGACGCGACGATGAAAGCATGGCTGCCGCGAAGGATGCTCGAGGTGATCACGCAGGTGATCGTGGTCCCGGTCTTGCGCCCGTTGCGCTGTTCGTTGACCTCGTCCGCAAGGGCTTTCACCGTGAACAGCAGCACCACGCTGATCAGCACGAGCCACAGGTCGCGATACCAGCGGGTCGGAAGTCGCCTGGCGAGCTCGACCACCTTATGCGGGCAGTCACGAATCCAGCGGATCATGGATGTTTCCTCTCGTAGATGCTGCCCTCAGCGTGGACGTGTAGCCCGACAGAGATCGCGACAGCGATCAATGCGACAACGGCGAACGAGACCGACCAGGCAGCTCCCAGCGCCGTCAGCAGCGCCAGCGCCAAGAGCACCAGCATCGGCGAGTATTGGCGGAGCGTGATCACTTGTCACCTCCCTTCATGCCGAAGAACTTCTCGATCAGCGCGAGGATGGTGGTCTCGGATAGCTGCGCGCCGGCCATCATGAACGCGCTGTAGGCGAGCACGACTGCGTTGGGCGATCCGCTGTGCGTGCCGATCTCGTGAACGCCGACGTAGAGCCCGGCGAGCTTGGTTACGTTCGTCACGACGAGCGTCACGACGCGGGAAATCGTCTCTAGCATCCATGAGCCGCCGGGGTCCACTGGCAATCCTCACGGCGCTCAAACAGCACCGGCCACGGCTCGACCTCGACGTAGGGCTTGTGCTTGCGCCAGACACGGCGCCACGCGAGGTGCGTGAGCAGGTTGATCGCCGCGAGCAGCAGCATCCCTGCCAGACGGACGCGCGGGCTCACTTCGGGCTCCTGGCCGTGTAGCCCTGCGCGACCGAGCGGTCCCACTTGTCCTGCCAGCCGCAGATCGTGCCCGTGTGACGCGCTGCCGACCAGTGATGCGGACGGCCCGGCACCCTCAGCTCGAGGAAGCAGTGGTGCAGCCCGCTCGGTGCCGCGTCGTCGTGGACCCACACGGTGACGTAGCGGCCCTCGCCGGGGCGCCCCCAGTGCTCGAAGGCGTGCGTGTCGAGCGCGATCTCGCTTTCGAGCATGCCACCGTGCCACAGGATCGAGGAGACCCACGCGGAGCAGTCATAGCCCCGCGGGCCATGCGGGTCATCGCCGCTCGTGGGCGGCAGCACCCCGCCGATCTGCTTCACGCCGTGGCCACCGCCGAGAACGTATGGGTAGTGCGCCAGCGCCAGCTTGTCGGCGGCGTTGTAGGCCCACTGAGCGCGCTCGAGCACGGTCGCCATCAGCTGATCCGTTCCCTGCGCAGCCGCTTGATTTCGGCGTTGTGGCGCTGGCCCTTGCGCAGCGTCGCGTTGCATTCCCTGCGCCAGTAGCGGCGCTCGCGCGCGGTCCGTCGCGGCCGTGCGTGGTGGCCGCGGCCGACGCGGCAGTCGTGACGGGTGATGAACGCCCGGTCCCGGTCGCGGGCCCGTTGCAGCGCGTGCAGGCGCTTCACCTTTTCGGCGTGCGTGACGTGGTGCGCCGGCGGCGGCTGGTGGCCGGAGTAGAACAGCGCGCACTCGGCGCGGCGCCGGCGCGTCAACCCGTACAGGCGCACCCCGCCGGCATGGTCGTAGCCGAGCAGCGGACCGCAGTTGTGCGCGCGGAACGACCCGGCGAGACGGTAGATGATGCCCGGCCCGAGGTTGTAGCTCGCGCTGCACATCGCGTCGAACTGGTTCTGCGTGTAGCCGCCGCCAATCCGCCTCACGGCCGAGCAGTAGTTCTGGTCGAGCAGGCGGCGCAGGTTGCCGATCGCGAAGCTGCGGCTGATGCAGCGGTGCCCGAACGTGTCGCCGAAGTCCGTTTCGCCGTAGCCGCGCGTCGCCACCGAGCCGTAGGCGTCCCAGTAGGGGCAGCTCGAGAAGCCCTCGAAGTCGGCGACGAACCTGACGCCGTGGTCGCTGATGTGCTGGACGCCGAAGGCCGTGCTCGGCGCTGAGCTCGGGACGCTCCGCAGATGCAGCGCTTCGGAGTCGGCGACCGCCGTTTCCGGCGTCGGCTTCACCGGCAAGCAGCTGCCGTCCGGGGTGCGCACTTCGCCGGCGTGGCAGGCTGGCGTGGCGTGCTGCACGGTCACGGTGCGTGTCACCGTCGCGCCGCAGCCGGTGAGTGAAACAGCGACCGCGAGCACTGTCAGATGTCGCGGCTTGACCATGCGTCGGAGCATAGGGTGACCTCCTGTCGTCACGAGAGACCGAGTCCAACGAGGCTGACGCTGAGTCGTTCCAGCAGCGCCTGCATCGATTCCGGTGGCTGGTCGAGCTGAAGCGAGTTGGTCTTGCTGTTGTCGTCGTAGTGGGCACTGACGACCCGGCGCGGCGAGGGGTCGGCGGCGTCGACGAAGGACACGGAGTCGCCGCCCTTCACCATCCACGCCGGCCACAGCGTGCCGCCCTCGTCTTCGACATGGCCGACGAGGGACGCCTGGCCGGACGAGTCGAGTCCGCGCGATTCTTCGAGGAACTTGCGCCCTACCGTTTTCGCGCCTTCGAGGGTGCTCGTGCCCATCTTCAGCAGCGCCCACTTGCGGTCGCCGATCTTATTCAGCGGGTTTTCGGGGTCGCTGTCGAGCAGGTTCGGGTCTTCGGTTTCGGCGTTGCCGCCGGCGAAACCCGGGGGTCCGACCATCATCGACGCACCGGTGACATCCTGGTAGGCGACGGCCACGCCGTTCCATAGCCGGCTGACCTGTTTGCCCGTCTGCTGCAGCTGCGCCGGCCCGACCCGCGCGCGCCATTTGCGCCCGCGCGTGCCGCGTTCGTTCATGTAGAAGGTCCGCTCGTCCCACACCGCCCAGTCCTGCAGCTCGAAGCGCGCCGCCTGCCGCAGGATCTCGGCGACGTTCGTCGGGTCGGTGAACGCGAGCTGCGGGATGATGAAGGTCGACGGCTGGATCGTGCCTTCGGGCCCGGTGGTGAACGACAGCCCTGTCCAGCGCCTGACAGCGTTGGCGACGATGTCAGAGGCGAGGAGGCCACCCTCGGCACCGGCGCCGTAGATCGGCAGGCCGTGGCGCCCGTAGACGACTACGTGCTGCCACAGCACCGCGTACAGCTGGTCGGTGCCTTTTTCCCCTTCGGCGTAGAGCAGGCTCAGGATCGCGTGGTTCAAGCCAGGCCCAGGGGCGACGAGCGTGGTGGCGCCGGGAAACCCCGTGGTCCGCAGGTTGCCGCTGCGCGTCGTACCCGCGCCGTGATCGTTCGGGGAGAGCGAGATCTCCCAGTCCCATTTCGTGTCTGCGGGGTTGACCGCGCTCCCGAAGGCTGCCCATTCCGCATAGACCTTGCCGATGTCGATGCCGTGCGCGTCGTACCACGCCTCCGACAGCGGCGCCCCGATCCATGGGCCATTGAAGCCGGTCTGCACCGCGTTCGGCGAGCCACCGATGGTCGTCGGGGCGCTCATCGACAGCGCCGTGTTTTCCAGCTTGCGCGCGAGCGCCATGTCTTCCCACCGCGACTGGTCTTGGTCGATGTAGATCTCGCGCGCCGTCGCGTCGTCTTCGAGCTCCACCTGATAGCCGACAGCTTCCGGCGTCTTCTGCGACTGGAAGCCTGCGGTGTCCGGTGACTTCTCGAGCCGGCCCTGCCACGCGGTCGTGCCACCCGGCCCCATCGCCGTCAGTTTCGACAGCGGCTGCGTGTCGGGGTAGGTGAACCGGGGGTTGCGCTCGAGCGTGCAGTTGAAGCGGTCATAGCCGCCCGGCATCACGCTGCCGAAGTTCACGTCTTTCGGCGCGTTACGTGGGTCGGGGTCGTCGATCGCCCAGCGCACCCGCGCACCGTCGGGCGACTCGATGAGATAGCTCAGGCGCAGCGGTGGCCGCTCCCTGACGCCGAGGGGTGACACCTAGATCCTGCCGATGTAGCAGGGGCGATAGATGACCTGCGCCTGGATTTTGTCCTGTGCTTCGTCTTCGGCGCCGGGTACCAGCAGGCCGCGGGAGTTCTTCACAAACAGCTCTGCGGGGCGCCCCTCGAGGCCGGAGGGCGGCAGTCGCGGCAGGTCGCCGGTAAGCTCGGACACTGGGATGTACGCGTTAGTGTTGACATCCTGGCGCAGGCCGCTGTCGAAGCGGATCTCACTTTTCCGGTTGGAGTAGAGCACGGCGTCTGCGGAGATCGCCCCGGCGCTGTAGGAGTAGTAGACGCGGATCGTGACCGTGTCAACGGTGAAAAAGCCAGACCCAGATGAGGTAAGCCATGTCGCGACCCCAAACGCGGCTTCGTTGATCTGCGCCGGAGTCCAGGTCGTGCCCCACAGGTCAGCAGGGCCACCAAGGGTGTTCGTCCCGCTAATCGCCGCGCCACTCCTTTCGGCGCCGACCAGTGCGCCCGCCTTCAACATGCGGGCCGAGAGGCTTAGCGGGCCGCTCTCGGTAGCACCGCCTAGCGTGACGGCGATACCCTTGATCGTGACGCCAGTCGGCAGCGCGAAGCCCATCGCCTTTGCAACGAGTGCCTGACTCGTTTCGGCTGGTCCCGCGAAGGCGACCTGGGCCCAGCCACCCGACGGGTTGCCGGCCTGAATGTTTGTGGGCGTCGTCCACGCTTTTCCCGCGTGGAGCGTGTTGTTGCTTTCGCCCGTGGCCGGTTCCTTGCTCGGCCCGAGCAGCGTTGAAGTCGGGGCAGATGTCGCACGCAGCTTGCCCGCGCCATCGTCGATTGGCTGCAGCCAGATGCGGTCGACCGAGATGCCGCCGACACCAGGTAACGCCTTGACCTGCAGCACGCCCCGCCACCAAGGGTCGCCGACGGGTGGCTTGTCGATCCGGATCTCGCCGAGATCCACCATCGCCCCTTCGTCGATTGATGCGCCGAGGACGACGGCCGGATTGTAGGTCACTGCAGCGGCATCGTCGACCGACCACGCGAGGCGCAGTTCGCTCCCCTGCACAGGTAGCACGCGCGCCCACATTCGGTAGCTGCCGAGATGGGAGAGCGGCACCGCACCCGATACCAAGTCGGTATGCAGGAACGGGTGCCAGATCCCCACCTGCGGTTCGTGGAGGTGGATCCAATTGCCGCTGAAGCCGCTGCCCGGTTCTTCAATTGTCGCCCCGTTGATCGGCGTCAGCAGATAGGCGTCGTAGAACAGCGCCGCGCTTGCTGCCGAGTCGTAGTGTGTGGAGCGCAATCCCCACAGCAGGCCCTTCTGGTTATGGTTACCGCCGCTACCCTTCTCGGTCAGCACGATGCGGGTACGCGCCGGGTAATCGCCCTTGATGACAGCCGGCGCTTTGCCCTCTTCGAGTACCGCGACGATCTGACCGCGCTGTTCGACGGCGTCGAGTTCGATCTCATCGCCGTAGAAGTCCGGCAGGCACTCGAGCTTCAGCACCACCCCCGGCTCGACGCTGCCCGTCTCGCCCCACACGTCGGGGAGCGTCAGCGACGCGTTCACGATGTCCGCATAGAGGGGCGACGTCCACGCCCAGGCTTCCCACCATTCCCCGAGCGATTCCGTTGGGAGGTGCGCTTTGTTGCCCGACGCCAACGACCGGTATTCCTTGGTTTCGACCTGCACCACATCGTTCAGGCTGTAGGTGCTGCCCGGTTTGAATGAGCCCTTGAACACGGTGGGCACTGCGGCTGCCCTCTGGCGCAACAGCGCGCCACCCTGACGCTGCAACAGGCCCACCTTCTGTTGGAGCCTGCGCCGGGCGAGCTCCTCGAGGGCTTCGTCTTCCACCGGGCCGCCGGGGGCGATCTCCATGCCGATCCCCATCGGGATCGTGACTATCCGGTTCGGCACGCGGTAGTCCGACGGCGTTTCCCCGAAGCGCTGTTCAGCCATAAACGCCTTGATCGCCGACTCGCCCCAGTCGATGCCGGCGTGGTCGACGCTCAGGGCACCGTCGTTCAGGTCGAGCGCGGTGCGCCCGTCGATCGCTGCTGCCGGGTCGAGTACGACGCTCCAACTCATGCGTGCAGTCCTCCTCCGCGGCTCGGGAGTGGTCGGGACGCGGCGACCGCCTGCCCGCGCTCGTGCCGTCTGACCTCGACGCTGATCAGATCCTTCAGCCAGCCCATGCCGTCGGCGACGTGCACGTGCGCCGAGTATCTGTTGCCGCCGGCCTTCAGGATCTCCTCGCCGCCGTGGGCGACGACCATGCGCGGCTCGCCGAGATAGCCCGGCACGATCCCACCCTCGGCGAAGTGGCCGCCGAAGCGCGGTAGCTGCCCGAGCACTTTGTACTGCGCCTGGGAGACCGCGAGTTCGAGGCTGCGCTTTTCGAGCTGCTGTTTGGTCAGCGCGAGCAGTTCGGCGTCGCCGGGTTTTTCGGCGGCGGTGGCGGCTTCGGCTTCGGCCGGCTGCGCTACCGGGCGCACGGCTTCGGCGGAGTCCTGGAGCGCCTGCACGATCCCTTCGATGGACAGCGTCAGCTGCGGGATCGTCGAGCCGACGGCCTCCTTGATCTTGCCGTCGATCGTGGTGGCGCCCGACTGCAGGCCGGTGATCTGGCTGGTGAGCGCGCCGATCTGGCCGCCGGTGGCGACTTTCGTCGGGCTGCCGCCGAGGAAGCTCATTTCGTCTTCGATCGGGTGGAGCTCTTTTTTGAGGTCGTCGCGCATGAGTGCTTCCCGCGCGGCCGAGATCGCGTCGCTCGGGCCGTGCAGCCGGCTGAGGAAGCCCGAGATGCGCCCCTGCTCTGCTTTCCAGCTCTGGATCAGCGCTTCGTTGCGTTCCCACGGCGGGAGCTGTTTCTCGGCGCTGATCGCTTCCGAGAGCGCCTGGTGGTGCACCTGCGCGTCTTCGCGCTGCTCGCGTACGTGCTGCGCGGCGACCGCGCGGCCGAGTTTGCGCTGCAGCCCGTGACGGTGCACTTCTTCGAGCTGCTTCTTGATCCGTGCGTAGCGCTGGTGCGCCGCTCGCAGCAGACGCATCATCGCGGCGCGGCGCGCGATCCTGCGCTTGATGAATTCGACCGCCTTGTCTTTCTGTCGACGCAGCAGGCGCACAAGCACTTCCTGCCAGCGGCGCTCGGCTTCGAGGACGGACTGCTGTGCTTTGAAGACGGGGTAGCCGACGGGGAACGGCATCTGCTGGCGGTTCGTCTTGAAGTCCTTGGCGAGCACGCCGATGTCGGGTGCGGACAGCAGGCGGTGGTCGTCGAGGCCCGCGATCTGGCCGAGCAGAGAGCTCTGGAGTTGCAGTGCCTGGTTGTCGCCGCCGGCGCCGGCGCGCTGCATCTGACGTTCAGCGTGTGTCACGAGTTCCCCGACGTTGAAGTGCTCGCCCGGCTGGAGCGTCGGCATCAGGTAGGGCATGTCAGCGGCGAGCAGCGATGCGGGGTTCGAGGCCATCTGGCCGAGCAGCCCGAACTCGTCGCCGAGGACGTTGATCGTGTCTTCGGCTGGGGCAAGTTCGTGGCTGATCTCGCCCATGCCGGGGATCTTCGCGAGGTCGGTGATCAGCGGCTTGAGGCCTGGCTTGCGCGGCGTCCGCGTGTGCGGGACGTGGCGGGTGCCCTTCACGTGCGTGATCCGCTGCGGCGCGCCGTGCTCCTTGTGGGAGATCGGGCCGCCTGCCGCGAAGCCCGGCACGACGCCGCCGCGCTGGAAGCCGCGGATCGCGCCGCCGAGCCCCATGAACCGACGATAGGAGCCGTTTGTGTACGCTTCCCACGCCCTGATCCCCTGTGCGTGGAAGATCGCGACAGCCGCTCGAGCGTTCGCCAGCGGATCCTCCGGCGAGCCGTGCATGTAGGCGTTGTTCGCCGGGAGCATGATCTGCCACAGCCCGCGCGCGCGACCGCCGCTTGTGGCCACGCCGACGCTCTGCGGGTTGCCGCCCGACTCGGCCATCGCGACCGCTGCCATCGTGTGCGCCATGTTGCGCGGGCCGCCGGCGGCGATCCAGAGAGCTTCGAGCTGCGGGCGCTTGACGGCGCCGTGCGCTTCGCTCGAGCCCGGCACGCCCGTCGGCAGACCGTGCTTTTCGACGTAGGCGTTGGCCGCGTGCGCCATTTTGATCATGCCGTGGCGCAGCGCGTCGGCCTGGGGACCGGTGCCCTTCACGCCCGGTGGTGAGATCTGCCCGAACGCCGCTTCGCCGGGCTTCAGCGGCGCGTGACGTACCGCGAAGCCCGGCCGTGCGCCGCCGGCGTACCACCCCGCGCCGCTCGAGCCGTGCGTGCCGAAGAAGCGCCCCATGATCGACATGAACGTGTGTTCTGGGTTCGCATAGACCGTGACATCGCCGGGCCCCGGCTGGCCGAAGCTCATCAGCTCGCCGGAGGTCTCAGGGCGCCCGAGCAGGCCGGCGCTGTGCAGCACCGCGCTCACCGCGCCCGAGCAGTCGTACGGGCCGTTGAAGTTGCCGTGGCCACCGCCCCACACGTAGGGGTAGTGGTGACCGGTGATTTCGCTCGCCTTGCCGACCATCTTGCCGACGAGGCCACCTTCGGCCATGAAGTGCGGCGTGTTGACGTGGTCGAAGAAGCCGTGCAGGCCACCCTCCGGCGCCAGGCGCTCGTTGAGATACGCCTGCTGGTGGCGCGTCAGGACAGCGCCGACCTCGCCGGGGCCAACGGCGATGTCCGTGCCCCCCATGTTGAGGTAGATCGAGTCGTGGCCACGGTCTCCGGGCTGACCGAACTGCACCATGCCACCGCCGTAGCGCGCCACTCCCGGCCCAAAGGAGCGGTTCTGGGAGGACGCGCCGACGGAGCCGTGCGGGGCGTGGCCGCTCTGGGCGAGGTGCGCCTGGATCTTGGGCTGCGCGATTTTCGCTCCGCCGAGGGCCTTGAGCTCGGCGTTGGTCGCGGTGGTGATCAGTTCCGCGCCTTCGGCCATGGTGAGCGCGCCGGCTTCGACGGCGTCGTGCACGGCGGCGGTGAACTTCGCGAGTTCCTGTTCGGCGGCGGGCCCGGCGATCGAGAGGCCGCCGCGGAGCAATTCGCCCCATTTCTTCATGTTCGTGTCGGTGCTGTGCAGCATGTTTTTGAACACGCTGTCGGAGTGGTGCTCGAGCTCGCTGAGCTTGTGCTGGAGCTCTTTGTTGCCGGGGTCCTGTTTGAGTAGCGCTTTCAGATCGCGCATCGCCAGGCCGAGGTTGTGCACCATGTTCTTGCCGTTGACGTTGCGGTCGAGATTGAACAGGCCCCATTCGGCGCGCAGGTTGTTCAGCGATTCGGTCAGATTGCGTTCGGCGCCCTGCAGCCTCATCGCTGCGGCGACCTGGCGGGAGGTGCCGAGCGCGTGTTCGCGCATGTAGTCGGCGAAGCCTGGGAACTGGCTCTGCAGCGACGTGAGCACCTTGTGCACGGCGCCCTTCGGTAGCTGGCCCTTCTGTTCGAGTTCTGCGGCGTAGGCGACCATCGCTCGCCCTGCCGACAGGCGCGCCTCGCCCGACAGTCTGCGCAGCCCGAGCGCGGTGTCCATCGTGAAGGCGCCGACCGTCTTGTGCGAGATCGTCTCGAGCCCAGCCTTCATCTGTTCGGCGGCAGCCAGGCCCTCGCGGAGTTCCAGCTTGAAGCGGTTCTGGAAGGCACGGTTGAACTCGCTCGCCTGCTGGGTCGGGCTCTGCGGATTCAGGAAGCCGGGTTCGCGTTCCTGCGCCTGGCGGCGCTGCACCTCGTCGAACTGCTGGCGGGCGCGGGTGACGCCACCGCCGATCTTGTGCAGTTCCGCTTCGAGATGCTTGTCGACGTAGGGCGTCAGCCCCGCCCCGAATTGCGAGGTGAAGCCTTTGGCGAAGTTCTTGCCGTAGTCGGGCGCCTTCTTGGCGAACAGCCCCATCGCTGCCTCGAGCCCCACGCCGACGGCCGCGCCCGCCGCGGCGCCCCACGGCCCGAACGCAGCGCCGGTGGCGGCGCCGGTGATCGCGCCCTGCAGCACGCCCTTCACTTCGTGGCCGACGGGTAGCGCGCTCGTCAGCACTTCCGCGCCGAGCGCACCGGCGATGCCGTACGCACCGCCCTTCAGCAGCTTCGGGCCGAGACCCTTCGCCGCAGCACTGACCCCGCCGAACAGACCGCCACCGGCCCCAGCCGCGGCACGCTCGGCGTTAGTGGTGGCGTTCGCGCGCTCCGCCGCCGAGAGATTCGTCCCGCCAGGAAGCATCATGCCGCCGCCACCCGCTAGCTCCACAGCGCCGAGGCGACCCACGGCCGGTGCCGCTACGTCTGCGGTCGCGGCGACGCGCGCCTGTGCAGCGGCCAGCTCGTTCTGGGCGGCGGCATCCGCTGTGGCCAGCCCGGACGCCTCGCCGAGCGAGCGCGCCACACCACGGATCCCGCCCCACACAGCCTGCGCGCCGAACGCCCGCAGCGAGATCAGGATGCCACCCAGCATCAGCGCGAACACCTGCGAGTGGGCGGCCATCGAGGAGATCGCGTCGACGATCGGCGTGAACGCTTGCAGCGCCAGGATCGTCAGTTTCGTCAGCCCCGGTGCCACGGCCAGGTAGACGTGGCCGAACGCGGTGATCATCGGCAGTAGGGCGTGGCCAAGCGCCTCGAGCTGTTCCTTGTGGACCTCGAAGATGGTCCTGAGCTGGGCGGAGCCGCGCGTCGACTTCTCCCATTCGCGGAGCTTTTCGAGGGCGTGCGTGAGACCTTCGACGATCGAGGAGGCGGTGCCCGAGGACTGCTTGAAGAGGTAGTAGACGTCCTGGCCGAGCACCTTCACGAGCGCCGACCACATCTGGAACATCCCGATCATTTTCCCGATGAAGGCGCCGATCTGGGCGTCTTCCAGCCCGTTCAGCCGCGTGAAGAAATGGTCGAGCGTTTTGACGAAGCCACCGGTGAAGTGCGAAGCCTGGTCGATCACGCGCAGGAACAGCTCGAAGCCCTGCGTGCCGGCGTGGATCGCGGTCGGCAGCTGCTCGCGGAAGCGTTTCTCGAGGTCGTTGAAGATGCCGACGCCCTTCGGCCCCTCGAGCCACGAGAACATCGGCCGGATGTCGCGGTTTATGATCGCGAGGTTCATCTGCGCTGCCGCAGCGACACGCGGGACGTAGTCGTGGCCGAGCCGCAGCACCTGGCTCAGGATCTCGGTCGCGTTGACACGCGCCTGGCTGGTCTGCGTGTTCCAGAACTCGTGCAGCGCGTGCTCCTGCTTGGCTAGCCCGAGCTCCGCTTTCACGCCGGCGGTGTTGCCGAGTTCGGCCATCAGCATGTTCAATTCGTGCTGCGCCATCACGGCCTGTTTGCTGCCGGCGCCGTACTTCGCGACCGCCTGCGCGACTTTCTCGTAGGCGGTGTCGAGTTCCTTGGTCTGCGCGATCGTCGAGTGCATCACCGCCGCGTCCGCGCCACCGCCGACGGCCTGCTGGCCCGCCATGCCCAGCCCGAGGAAGCCCGCACCGATACCGGCGCCCGCGGCCGACCCGCCGAGGCCGAGCAGCGTCGTCAGGATGTGCTCGTTGCCGAGCCCCGCGAAGCCCGCGAGGCTCCCCACGGCCGCGCCGGCGCCGATCGCCGGGCCCAGCAGATAGCCGGCCCAGCCAGGCGGGCGCCCGTGGCCACCGCCGCGGTGTCCGACGAGCATTCGGCCAAGCGCCACGTCCGCGAACAGATTGCTGTCTTCCCCGCCACCACCGCCGGCAGGCGCGACCGCCGTGGGAGGTAGACCTCCGCCCCCCCTGCCTCCCATGCCGCTGAGGGCACCTGCGTCGAGCGCCCTCGCCTCGGCAGCATGCCGCTCCAGGCTGCGTATATACGCCGCGTCGGCCCGTGACTTCTCGGCGTCGGAGAGAACGACCGCGTCCTTGGCCGCTTTCGCTGCGGCAGCCTCCTCGCCGTAGGCGCGGGCCACCTCGCGCACAGCGCCGGTCTGTGTGCGCCCAGCGGCCTGCGAGACAGCCGCGCTGTGCTCCATGTCACGCGACAGCGCCGCCTGCTCGATCCGCATCTGCGCGACCGAGCCATCGACCTCTTTCGCCATGCGCGCCGTCGCCGTCCCGAAGCGCGCGATCGGCTCGCTCAGGCTGCGGTCGTAGTCCTGGCCGATGCGACCGAAGCTCGTGCCCATCCGGGCGGTATCCCGGTCGAGCATCTGCTGCATCGTGGCCGTCGCAAGCGCGACCCGTCGCTCGGCCGTCAGCAGCCCGCGATCGAGCGGGCCGAGATCGACGTCGAGCTCGAGGATCGCCTCGCCCAGCAGCTCAGGACTCACCTATCACCTCCCTTCTGTACGCTCGGGGCGTGCGATCACCGCGCCAGCACCGAAGTCCCTCGCGCTAACCCAACTGGGAGGGCGCTGCCGGGCTGGCTGGCAACCGGACTCGAAATCCGGGGCACGACACTCGCGCGTGGGGGTTCGACTCCTCCGCCCTCCGCTTGGAAGGCGTCCGGCTGGACGAGGAGCACGGCCGCTACCCGTGTGGGCGCTCAAGGCGTCTTAGAGGTTCGAGTCCTCTGCCTTCCGCCTCGTTTCACCGGGCTACGCCGGGCTACAGGACGTTTCCGGGGCTTCGCCGGGGGTTTCTTCGCCTTCGGCTCCTCGGCGGGCTCTAGGACGACCTCGATGCCCGCACCCTGCAGCTTGGTCATGTCCGGCTTCTCACGACGGCGCCGGCGCTGCTGTCCCTCCGCCCGACGCTCGAGCTGAGCCAGCAACTCCGAACGCGCGCGGTCCTCGAGCATCTGGCCGCCCGCCGCGAGCGCAGCCTGGATCAGGTCGAGCTGCCGTTCGGCTTCGAGCCGCGGCAGCATCACCAGGTACATCCGCAGGATCGGCGGGCGGACCGTCAGCCAGTCGCCGTTGTCGTTCGGCGCAGGGCCGTAGAACGCATGAAGGCGCGGGATCAGCTCGCCGTAGTCGAGCCGGTCTCCCGCGCCATCTCCTGACTCCGTTCCCGCGCCACCGTCTGAGACAGCGGCGCGAGCGTAAAAGCCAGCACGATCTGCGACCGCTGGCCGTCCTTCAGGTGTTTCTTGACCGGCGCCGGCGCGTCGAGCACCTTCTCGAGCATGTGGTCGAGCAGCGTCTTCAGCCGCTTGCGCTGGGCGCTGTTCAGGTCCTGCGTGTTCCAGAGAGCGTCGAACTCCTTGCCTTCCATCGTCAGCTGCTGCTGTTCGGCGATCCCGAAGTCATCCATCGACCGGAGATCGAACAGCTCGCCCTCCTCGCTCTCGGGCGTGGGGAGACGGACTTTCGAGCGTTTCGGTGCGAGCGTGGTGAGGTCGAGGATCATGTCCTCGTCGACAGCCTCCACTGGTGGGGCTGGCGGGGTTTTAGTAGCCACTTGGCCTCCTTGGGCTTGGTGGTTTGGTATGTGTGCTTCAGGCTTGGATGCGGAGCGTCGGCGCGCCGCCGGGAGGCGCAGCGTTCTCCCTTGGCGGCGTGCCGGGCTCCTCGAGGACGAAGCGAATGTCGTGCTCTTCGCAGAACTCCTGGAGCTCGCGCATCTTGGCTTTCGCCCGACGGCGATGGTGGTCTTGCTGGCGCTTGTGATCACGCGCCGAGTCGCGCATGGACCTGGCCTTGGCTATCGCTGTGGCACGGGCGTCCATGAGCTAGGTCAGCTGGCGGAACGTCGCCCACTTGCCAGCTTCAAATTCGAGCACGTCCCACTGCACAGCGAGCATCGCCGGCCCGGATTTGAGGCTGTATTTGATCTGCTGGGCGCCCGCCTGGCAGGCCGTCGGGATCTCGTACTGGCCTTCCTTTTCTTCGTTCTCCGTCGAGACGCCGCGCAGCAGCAGCGCGTAGAACGCGAGCCGGACGCCTCGTTTGAGGTCGACCGACTTCTCGGCGTTGGCGCCGGTGACGGTCGTGACGGTCGCCTTGTCCATGATCAGCGCGTACTGGGCGACGGAGAGGTCGACCAGGTCGAACGCGACCGACATGGTTTCGTCCGTGCGCCATTTCTTTCGCGGCACGATGCCGCCGGCGGAGGTGAATCCCGCCTGCGTCTGGCCGTGCGAGACCGTCACGCCGGCGTCGGAGTAGTTCTTGTCGCCCGACGTGCCGACCTTCGTCCAGCTCGACGCGAACGCGCCTTCAGCGGTCGAGAGCGGCGGGAACGCCGTCCCGACCGGGGCCACCCACGCTGTATACGGGGCGGCGATTACCTCCGGTAGCTGTCCAACTACTGCCATTTCGCATCATCTCCCATCAGGTCGATTTGTTGGCCGCTGTGCCGCCCGATGGGGGGCTTTGCGATGCGCTGTCTTCTGCGGCTGCCGCCTCAGCAATAGAGGCAGCGGCGGATGTCTCGTCCTCGTCCTGCTTGCGGCGCGGATCGACGCTCGACCCACTCTTGCGGACCTGGTCTGCGGTTCCGGGGTTCGTCAGCATCTCTTCCGCGTCAGCCTCCGACACCTCGAACGTCTCGCCCGCCTTGATGGTCTCGCCATCCTCGCCGAGCTTCAGCAGATCGTTGGGCTGCGGCGGGATGAACTGCAGCCGTACCTTGTCCTCCTTGGTCATCTGACCTCCTAGGGAATCGTGTGGATCGAGTGCATGACCTGCGTGGTGACGAGCGAGAAGTTCCAGTTGGTCTGCGGGTCGATCGCCGAGGCGACGCCACCGACGATGCGCGCCCAGTAGACCTTCACCTCTTCCCATTTGCCGACCCGCAGGTCCTTCAGGGCCAGCTGCACCTCGCGCCCGATGTTCTCCGCCTCCAGCCGCGTCGAGCCGTAGCAGACGACATCGAGGCGGCTGTCGATCACCGGCAGGTTGCTGCGCCCGAACATCTGGCCGCCGCCGGCGGGGCGCACGACGACCAGGCCCTCACCCATCTTGGGCTCCTCGCCCTCGGGCAGTTCGGGTCGGAAGACGCGCCCCTCCGTCGCGTCGAACACCGGCGCCTGCGCCTTTAGGTACGCGGCGATCGCAAGCGTCGGGTCGGCGGCAGCCGTAGCGGGACTCACGGCAGTTGCTCCCCACGGAACGCCGCGCCGATGCGCGGCGCGAGCAGCGGATACTCGGCGTCGGTCGCAGGGCGCAAGTAGGGGCGCGGCGCCATCAGCGGGCCCACCGGTGGCGGGATCAGGTCCATGTCGCCCATCCCCTCGATCGCGCGCGCTTCGGCGGACGGGCCGGCGATGCTCGTGCCGATCTCGAGGTACAGCGAGTAGTTCGCGTCTGAGCCCCACTGCCCGCTGATGTGCTCGCCCTCCGACGACGCGCCGTCGAGGATCTGGATCGAGTTCACCAAGAACGCGGTGCGGTTGGCGAAGCGTGTGTCCGGCAGTGACGCCGGCGGGTAGGACGGGTGATTGTCCTTCGCGTGGCTCACGCACTCCGCCATCGTCTTGTCGGTGCCGAGCTTCGCGGCCTCCGCGACCTTCGCCCGGACCGCCGCGCCGTGCCAGTGGAGCCTGGCCATCAGCTCACCTCGCGCAGCAGATCGTCCCGGCACTCGTCGACCATCTCTTTGAGGGTCAGATCGACCTCGCTGTGCGCGTGGCTCTCGACCTCCTCAAGGAACTTGACGAGGCGCGCGAACAGCGGCAGGTCAACGACCGTCACCTCGATGGTGTGCTCGGGCATCGCTGACCTCCTTACGGGCGCATCAGCGCGCACTCGGTGTGGCTTCCCCACTGCTCGACTGCGACCACGCGGAACGGGCCCTCGACGACCACGTTGCCTTCGGTGTCCTGAATCGCCGTGACCCAGTCGCCGTCCCGCACGTCGACGTCGGGCCGCACGATGATGCCGCCGCCGGTGAAGTTGATCGTGCGCGTCGGCGTCGCGTACTCCTTGGAGGCCGAGCGAGCTCCGCCCTCTTTCCACCACCAGAAGCGGCACGGGATCGGCTTCTTGCCGACGACCACCCGTTTCGCTTTCGCGATGCCGCCGAACTCGTCGCGCGCGCCCTCTTCGCGCTCGAGCACGGCGCGCTGCGTGAGCGAGCGGCTGAGGGTGTAGGCGAGCATCCGTCAGAGCGAGCGCGTGATGATCAGGATTTCGTAGCTGTCGTTCGGCACCGACTCTTTGGTGCCGTCTTTCCAGTAGATCTTCGCTTCGGCCTGGTAGGTGCCGTCGGCGGCCGTGTTCATTTCGGCCCATTTGACGATGACTTCGCCTTTTTTGGCGTTGCCGATGTCCATTTTCAGCTGCAGCGCGGCGCCTTCGCTGCCTTCGATCCGCAGCCACAGTTCGAGTTTTTCGGCGTTGGTCAGGTCGATCGCGCCGTTGACGTCTTCGAGCGTCGCCGTGAACGGAGGGGCCGTATCTTTCGTCTTCAGCGTGTAGCGGCTAGCCATAGTTCGTCACCACCAGCCTTGTCGTGTTGGGCTTGACGGAGAGGCGCGTCTTCTTGGAGGCGACCGTCATCAGCGTGCGATCGGGCACCACGATGTTCATGTGCGTGTCTACGCGCTCGTCGACGTTGAGCTGCGTCGGCGGGTGCACTTTGCCGCTGCCGAAGCCGGGGATGAAGACCGACAGCGAGCCCGCGCTGGACGAGCTCGACGGCGCCAGCGGCAGCCGCGTCCTCGTGCGCAGCGTCAGCGTGGCTTTGCTCGAGCTGGACGCCGGCGCGAGTTCCAGCAGCGCGGGCCCCGGTTTCGCAGCTTCACCGACGCCGAACAGTTCGTCGCCCGGATAGAAGCTGCCCGGATAGCCCTCGCCCGGCACCTACTCGCCCTTCGGCCGGTGCACCATCACGATTCGCTCCTGCGGCATCGAGAACAGCTCCTCGTCGCCGATCTTCAGCGTGGTGTAGCCGTATTTGGAGTGGTAGACCCGGTCGCCCTCCTTGACGTGCATCGGCATCGACACGGGGCCGCCGACGGTCGCCACGTCGACGCCCTTGCCGACGCCGACGACGACGCCGGTGATCGCCTCCTCGATGCGGTCGTTGCCGGGCTCGTGGACGGTGAACAGCTCCTTGTCACCGGCCTGCCGGCGCACCATGCCGTCCGCTTCGCGCGCGAGCACGCCCTGCTCCTCGTCTGGGCGTACCACCACACGGTCGCCCAGCACCTCGTAGTCGAGCTCGCTCAGGTACTCCCAGCCCACGGTCTCGTCTACTGCGCTCATATCTCGATCACCACCACTCCTCCTTCGTCTGGGCCCGCGACGGACCCGACCTTGTAGCCAGCAGTGTCGCCCGGCCCGCTGACGGGCTCGAGCACGCCCTTGTCGCCGTCGGAGTTGCGAGGCGACGCGCTGAAGCGCGCACGCACGACCTGGTCGGCCGTGACCGTGCGGGCCATCGCCGGCGTCACCGGCTGGCCGATGACGAAGCTCAAGTCGAGTGTCGCTTCGCTGAGTTCGAGGAATTCGGGGCGGATTTTGACCGTCGAGCCTTCGGCGATCGTGCCGCTGGCGCCGCCCGTTTCGACGCCTTCAAATTTACCGACGACCGTTTTCGCGTATTTGTAGATGGTCGTGCCGAGCTTGATGAAGCCGTTCGTCGCAGGGAAGCCTTCCGTGCTCTGCACGTTGATCGTGATCGTGCCGCCAAGCGTCACCGGTTTAGTCAGGCGCGTGTGCAGGTCGGCGACGTCGTTGTAGTGCACTTCGGCGGCGCCGATGCGCAGCCAGCCCGAGCTGCGGAAGCCGTCGATGCTCGAGACCTGCAGCGCCGTGACGCCGCCCGTCAGCAGTTTCGTCACGGCCGCGGTGAGGACCGTGCCGCCGATCGCCGCCTTGCCCTGCGGTGGGCCGCCTGTGATCAGGCTGTTGTTGTTGACGACGAGATAGGCGCGGATCAGGTTTTCAGCGAGCGCCGCCTGAGCTTCGGCGTTGAATTCGGGGTTGGGTTCTTCTTCGCCTTCGGGTTCTTCGGTCGTTTCTTCGGGCACCTCGCCGCCCGACTGCGACACGATCATTTCGTAGGGGATCTGCGCGCTGTTGCCGGAGATCACCGACGCCGGGCCAGCCGGGTAGCCGCTCGAGCCGGCGATCGGGAACACGCACAGGTCGGTCACGGTCTTACCCGAGGCGATCGCCACGGCGACACCTTCAGAGTTGGTGAAGCCCGTCGCGCAGCTGACGCCCACCAGGTAGTTGCGGGGCGTCGAGAGCGCCACGCCGATCGCCGCGCCCGGCTTGATCTTGTACGTCGACGCGGCGCCTTTCGTGAGCGTGCAGCCCGTCAGCGTCTCCATGCTCAGCACGGTGGCCGCGGCGAACGTGCCGTTGCCTTCGGTGACGCCCGTGAGGAAGAATTTGCCGCCGCTCGTTTCGGTGCCCGTGTACTGGATTTCGGTGTTGCCAAAGCGCAGCCAGCCGCGGGTCGGGAGGTTGGTCAGCGTCGTGACCTCGAGCTTGCCTTTCGCAGCTTCGGCGAGCGGGAACGCCACCTGCGCCACCAGCGCCGTCGTGACTTCGCTCTTGCCGGTGTAGTGCACTTCGATGTTGCTGGTGCCGGCTGGGCTCGCGCGCACGACCGGGATCAGCGCCGTGCCTTCGCCGGGGAGCAGCGCATGGGAGCCGACGCCGACGATGGCGGGGATCACGTTGGCGGCCGCTTCCGGGCCGATGTAGCGCGTTTTCGCTTCCGGTTCGCTGTAGACGCCCTGGTAGTAGCAGGTGACCGTCTTGCCGGCTTCCGGTTCGATCCTGAACGCGCCGCCGTTCGCGGAGAAGCCCAGCAGCGAGTTGACCTGCGCCGCGCGGAGCAGTTTCGCCTTCGTCGCCACGCCACCTTTCGCGGTGCCGCCGGACAGCCCGCGCAGTTCGGCGGGGCTGCCTTCGAGCAGCACGACCGCGCCTTTCGGGACGTTCGGCACCGGCATGATCACGTCCGTCAGTTCGGGGAAGCCTTTCACCGTCGTGCCGATCGGGATGTTGTGCGTGACCGCCCCGACTTCGCCTTCTTTGGCGATGTTCTTGATCAGCGCGACCCCTTCGACGACTTCGGCGGAGGCGTACTGCAGATCCTGCGTGACGCCGCCGACGACGACGCGCACCGCGCCGAAACGAGCCGGCAGCCCGGCGATGCTCGCAACTTTCATCTGGCGGTCGCCGACTTTGACTTCTGCCCCCACGGTGGTCGTCGTGGGGATTTCGCTGTTCTTGACGCCGGCGTAGGTCGCCTGCGTGCCAGCGCCGAGGCGCACTAGCCCGAGCGGTTCCTTCAGCACGCTCACGCCGTTGCCCTGCTGGAAGTTGGTCAGCGTCGCGGTGAGATCACGCACGAGCCCCGTGAGGCCGCCCTGGAAGCTCAGCGTGATCGTCTGCCCGAGGATCGACGTGGTGGCACCACCGCTCGCCGCGACGGAGGCGACGGGCAGTTCCTGGCCGGCGGGCCCTTCCGCCTGTTCGACGAACGCCGCGAGTTCTTCGGCGCTGGTCGTCGGGACGGTGATCGCCGAGCCCGCCGGGTAGGTGCCGGTCCCGCCCGTGACGCCTTCAAAGATGTTGCCGGAGATTTTGGTGTATTTGAGCGGTTCGCTGTTGCCGATCTGGATCCAGCCGTTTGTCGCCGGGAAGCCCGCGGTGCTGCTCGCTTCGACGATCCCGCCCGCCGCCGGCAGCGTGTAGGCACCGAGCGTCTGCGACGGCGGGGGTATGACGCTGACCTTCCTGAACACCTTGATCAGTTCAGTGGTGTAGACGACGCCTTTCCACGTAAACGAGATCGTGAATTCGCCTTCCGTCCATTTGCTCGCAGCCTGCCCCGTCAGCTGGAATTTCACCGCTTCGTAGGTCGCGCCGGCGGGGAAGTTCGCCGCGTCGAGGATCTGCAGCCGATGGGCGTCCGCCCCGGTTTCGGACGCGAGCGCCGTCGTCGGGATCGGCACGCCCTTTTTGTAGTGGAACAGCGAGCCACCGGCGTAGGCGACGCCGCCCGTCAGCGGGAAGTCCGCCACGCTCGAGAGGTTCGCCGCTTTGATCTTCTCCGTGTTCATCTGCGCGATCCGCAGGAACAGCGGCGGCGTGGCACCGGTGCCGAGATCGAGCGGCGCGACGAGCGTCGTGGTCTGTCCGCGTGGGTTCAGCGGCCACTGCACGAGCAGCAGCGACGTGCTCGTTTTGACTTCGATGGCTTTCGATCCGGGGTTGGCGACGCCCGTGAATTCCGTCGGCGTGATCCCCGTGTACGTCAGGGTGCCGGCGCCGGTCGTGAATTCGCCCGTCGGCGGGAAGCCGTTGGTCAGAGCTTTCAGCGTGCCGCCCGAGCTGCCTATGGCGAAGTTCGCCGTCGCGGTCGGTTTCGTCGACACCGTCTGTTCGTCGGCGGTGCCCGTCCCGAGGTGCGCGAGGCGCGTCAGGATCGTGCTGCGGATCGGCTGCGGCACGACGGCGACGGGCATGTGGAATTCTTCGCCCGGTCCCACGGTCGCGGACTGCATCGCGAAGCCCTCCGGCAGCGCACCCGGCGAGTCGAAGATCGTCGCGTTGCCGAGCACCGGTCCGACGTTCGGTTCGACGCGAGTGACCTTCCGCAGCAGGTCGTATTTCGCGATCGACGTCGGCAGCCCGGGGAGTTCGCCGGGCGCTGGCGCCGGTGGCCCCAGGACCGTGCGGAACGCGAGCTGTAGACGCGTGCCGCCAGCGTCGAACATGTTCGCCTTGTTGTCTTCCTGGCCGCCGGCGCGCATGAACGGCAGGCCCAGCGCGCGCGCCATCTTCAGCCCTTCGGTGATGTCTCCGAAGTCACAGTGGTTGACGGTGCCCGACGCGCGCACGCAGCAGCCGGTGCCCGGTTCAAAGCCCGAGTTGGTGAACAGGTGGCCGTCGACGGTGAGCTCGCTGATCCCGCCGCACTTCACGATCGCGTCCGACGGCTGCGTGACGTCGCCTCTGACGCGCCCTCCGAGTGGCCCCGTGCCACCGGAGGAGACCAGGGTGTCTTTGACCTTCACTTTCAGGATTTTGCTTTCCATCGAGTCGTCGACGAACACGCCGCGCGCCGGTTCCTCGATCGTGACGCGGTCGAGCTGCACGCCGGCCATGAACGTCTCGCCGTTCTGTTCGCACGCCGCCTTGTAGATGCACGGGCCGTTGCTGAAGCCCCAGTGGCCGAGGACGAACGACGTGCCACCGATCGCGGCACCCGGCTCGACGTATCCTGCGCAGAAGCCGGACACCATCGCGCAGTTGTAGACGAGGATGTTGCCGCCGCCTTTTTTGAACGTCGCCCAGCGGAGCTTCGCCCAGCCGCCGATGTCCGTTTCAAAGATCGTGAAGTGGTCGCAGTCGAGCAGGATGCCGCTCGCAACGGCGCCATAGACTTTCGACTTCCAGATGCTCCCCGGCCCGGCCGCGAGCACCAGATCGATCAGGTTCGGTACCTGCTTGGTCGTCGTGCGAAGGTTCGGCGCCGCGTCCTGCGTCGTGACCTCGACCGAGTCGAGCACCTTGACCGCTTTCGAGGCGGCCGTGAACTTGTTGAGCGCGATCCCGTAGCCGCGGCTGTTGCTGTTCGCCTTTTCGAGCGGGCCGATCGCGTTGCAGCCTTTGGCGAGCAGGAACGTCAGCTCGTTGTGGCCGCGTCGCCCGTGCACGGAGGTGTTCTTCGGCAGGTGCAGGTGCGCGTAGACCTTGTTGTACGGCGACGCGAAGCCCGTGTATTCGCGCAACGTGCGCCCGAGTGATTCCAGCGCGACGTTGCCCAGCAGCACATCGCCTGGGTCACCCGAGATGCTGCTCGTCGCACCGTCGCGCGTTTCACCGGCGTGGTCAGCGGCGGCCTGGCACTTCGCGCTCTGGTCGCCGTTTTCGGTCCCGACCTGCACGCCGTGCTCCTGCAGCCAGACGCTCTCATGGCGCAGCGTGATCCCGAGATTCGTCCATTTCGCGGGATCCCACGCGGCTTTCGCGGCGATGTCTTCGTTCGCTTCCCAGATCAGACCTTCGCGTTCGACGATCGCTCTCTTGCGCCACGCGTGCGTGCTCGTCCACGTCGCCGGATGCTTGACCGCCGGCACGAGGCCCTGCAGCGACCAGCCCTCGTTGACGCCGGTGCCGAACGTCGCACCCGTCGTGAACGACGTGCCGGTCGTCGGGTTGGCCATCAGCGTTTCCCCGGCGTGGGTGCGCACTTCGCCGGCGTTGACGACTTCTTCCGGTTTCCATTCCGGCGGGATTGGTGCGGCGGCAGCGAGCTGAGAGGTCTTCCTGAAGCCGCGCAGCAGCCCCTCCGTCGTGCCACCGAAGATCGCGTCGCCGGCTTTGATGTTGCGGGCCGCGCTGTTCTCGGCCTGCCGTTCGACGGTCAGTTTGTCGCCGGCGACCGCGATCACCGTCACGACCTCAGCGTTGCCGGGCGTAGCCGGTTCGCCGGTCGGCCGCACCGTGGCCACGTACGGTGGCCCGCTCGCTGGCGGCGTGCCCGCGAAGCGAGCTCCCTGCCCGGCCTGCACTTCGATGATGAGGCCGGCGGCGCCGGGGTTGTTGGCGACGGCGCCGACCGAGAAGTTGGGAGCGCCAGGCATCAGCGTCCCCCTTCGCTCGAGCGGATGTCGCCGACACCGGCGTTCTGCGGCATCGTGAACTGGTCGCGCGTGAACGGCGACTGCACGCGGTCGGGGTCATCTCGCCGCGCCTGCTTCTCCGACAGGCTGAGGCCGCCGGCCCATGGCGCGTGCATGCTCGCCGCGCGACTGCGAGCTTCCTTGGCACGTTCCGCGTAGACCTTCGCCTGCTTGCTGTATGTCGTCTGCAGGACGCCGATCTGCTCGTCGGCCTGCATCGCGAACAGCCGCGCGAGCGATTCCATGCACCGCGCGACTGCCGAGAGCACTTCACCCTCGCTAGGCGGAGAACCCGGCGCCTCCCTCGAGATCGCGTACTCGACCTCTTCGTCCGTCAGGAGGGGCGCCGCCGAGTTCGTGTCCGAGATCTCGAAGCGCACAGCGTCGAGGACGCTGCTCGCCGGGTTTCCGCTGTAGCTAAACGCGATGGCCGCTCACCTCCCCCGCTTTGTAAGGGTCCGCATTGCCGCATAGATCCGCTGCCGCTCGGCTAGTACGGCATCACTGATGCGGTTATTGCCAAGCACGATCGTCGCTCGCATCTCAAGCGCGAGATCGGCCACTTCACGCTTTATGACCAGGTAGGGCAGCGCGATTCGTAGAACGGCCTCTGCACGACGCGACTCAAGCTGCCAGTGGTGTAGCGGCTTGCACTTCTGATCGCGATAACGATGGCAGCCAGTATTGCCAGGCCACCGTGCCTGAAGCCACCCTATAAGCCGCTGGTCAGTATTAGCGACCCGCAGCACCAATGAGTAGTGTCGGGCGGACTTTGTGTCCGTCCGGTGGCGGAGCCCGATGTAGCCCTCGCCGTCGATGATCCCGGCGAGATATGCGAGCTCGACTCGTGCCGAGCCCTGGGACGCCGGGGAAGGCGTCACCAGGGCGCAACTTGGCACGGGTTCTGGACAGGCCATCTACCTATCCGATCAGGACTCGTCCGACTCTGATTTGCCTGCCTCGGATTTGCCGGCACCGGTCACTGCGACGGTGCTGGGCGCCGACCGTTTGGCTTCGGCGCCTGCCGGCTTCGCCTTCGACCGGCGAGAACGCGAGCGTGACCGCGCTTTCGCCGGTTTGCTGGCTTTCGCTGCGGGCCTGCTGGCTTTCGCTGCCTTGGGCGCGCTCCCGACCTCGGCGACGTGACCGAGCCGCTGCATCAGCCCGTAGTCCCGGCCCTCTTCGACCGGGACCTCATCGCCGGGTTCGAGCCACGCATCCCCGACCTTGATCCGCTGCAGCGCAACGAACATCGCTACGCCACCGCTTTTTCAAAGAACTGCCCGAGGTCCGACGCGACGATCTGCACGTCGTAGGCAGCCCGGATCTGCAGGATGTCCGAGTGCGCCAGCTCTTCGCGGCCACGCTCGATCACCCCACCGAACGCGTTTGTGAGGCCGGGAAGCAGCCCGGTCCACGCGAACGTGTAGCCCGCCGAGGGCTCTTCGAGGCTCGGCGCCGGTGCGGAGTAGACCATCAGCATGCTCTTGCTGCCGACGAGGAAGTCGATCGAGTCGGCTTCGCCCTCCGCAGCGCTGTTGATCACGCCATAGGGCACCAGGACCCTGTCAAACCCGAACAGCTCGGCCAGGAGCTCGACCGTCAGCACACCGCGCTGCGTGTACTTGATCCGGTCGGTGATAGCCGAGTGGTTCTCCAGCACGTCGACGACATCCGGGCCCAGCACGAGCGTGTTGGGCATGAAGCCCGTCGCGCGCGCCATTTCCGTACGCCGTTTTTTGAAGAACGAGATCGGTTCCGAGCCCGACTGGTCGAACTGCAGGAATTTTTTGGCAGTCGCGCCCGAGGACACGCCTTCCCAGTCGGCGCTCCACACGCCCGTTTTGTAGTACTTTTCCGCCCACATCCGGTCACGGCGGATCAGCGCTTGGGTCGTGAGGAGGCGCATCCCTGCACGGTCCGGCTCGAACACCGAGTCAGCGTTCGCCCGCACACGGTCATCGATCGCGTGCTCAAGGCCCCACTCCTCAGCGTTGTACCGGCCCTTGTCGACTTCGTAGCCTGCCCGCGGCGGCCGTCCACCGAGCGGGCGCACTTTGAGCTCGTCCCTGAAGAACGCGCCTTTCTTGTAGATCGCGTAGAAGTTGGATTCCTTCAGCACCGGCACGGTCGGGAAGACCTTGTCGGCGATGAAGTTCGCCTGCTTCTGCGCGTACGCCACACTGATCTCCGTCAGATAGGTATCGATGTGTAGCGCTGGGGGTGTGACATCAGGCATTGCAGTCTCCTTTCAGATCATCCTGAGCCTGCGCCTAAGCCTTGGCCCCAGTTCCAGCGTGGATAAGCACCGGCACGTACGACCCAGCTTTGCCCGTTTCGAGCGCCTGGCCGAGGATGAACTGCCCCGACGCAGCGGGCTGGATCGTGCCGTCGTTCTTCGGCGCCACGAATTCGCCCTCTTTCACTTCGGTGCCGACCTTCACCTTCGCGACACCGCCGAGAGCGACCGTGCCGTGGAGGTTTTCCTTCGGGTTGTCGATCAGGACCACGCCGACATCGCCCGACGCCGCAGCGACGATCGTGTCCGACGAGGTGATCTTGACCACCGTGTACTGCTTTGCTGAGAGATCTGCGCCGGCCTTGAAGGTCCACCGCAGAGTCACCTTGTCAACTGCCATGTGCTCTCACGTCCTTTCTGCTGGTCGTTGTGGACCTAGCGGCGAATCTCGCCCGCGTACTCGCGCTCGAGGTCGGGGTTGTCCTGCATGGCCTTGTCCAGCGCCTCGGCTGCGCTGAGGCTCGAGTCGCTCTTGCGCAGCTCCTCGGCCTTGCTCTGCAGCTTCGACAGCGCGTCCGTGCCGGAGCCCGGAGCGGTGCTCGCGCCGACCTCCTTGAACAGGTCGCTGCGGCGGATCTGCTCGTCGGCCGCCTTGAGGATCCTGTTCAGCTCCTCGTTCTGCTCCTTGGTCAGCGGCACGCCCTCGTCGGCGCTCTTGAGAATCGGGCCGAGCGTGACGGCCTGCGCCGGCAAGGCGCGCAGCTCCTCGGCCTTGCTGATGAACTCGCGGGTGACACGCTGGTTGCGCTCCGCCTTCGCGAGCTCGTCAGCGGCCTCCGCCTGCTTCTCTGCCTTCGTCAGACGCTCGGCCAGGGCCGCGTTGTCCGACTCCGCCTTCTCGAGCGCGGCACGAGCCTCGGGCGAGAGGTCCTCCTTTTTCACCGGGGGCTTCTTGGGGTCGGTGGTGTCGTCCTTGTCGCCACCTTCACCCGGCGATTTCGCTGCGGCCTTGGCCAGCGCCTCGTCGCGCTCCTTCTCGACCTTCTCGACGGCAGCTTTCGCTGCATCGCGGGCCTCTTCGGCCTCCTTCTTCTCGCGCTCGGACTTCTCGAGCTCCGCGCGCAGCTCCTCTGCACTCTTCTCCATGTGATCGCCTCCTTTGGCGGTCGTTGGTAGCTCGGCCCCCTCGCGCTTCCAGACCAGGAAGCGCCTCGGCTCCGACTTGTGTTGGGGATCGCGCACGGCGGCCCGATCAACGAGACTCACGTAATCGACCGTGAGGTCCTGCAAACGGTTTGGCATGCGTTCCTCCTCGCGGGCACCCATCGCCCGTGGGTCGTTTAGACTCGGAGGCACGAAAAGGTGCCCCCGCGCGAGGTCAGAATCGCCGGGGGCAGGCCACACCTAACTAGGAGGTGCGACGGTGCCGAAGGGTATCTATCCTCGTAAGCGTAAGTACGGCGATCCAGCCAAACGCTTCTGGCCGAAGGTCAATAGGGACGGTCCTATACCCGTCACGCGCCCGGACCTTGGTCGATGCTGGCTCTGGACCGGCTGTCTCTCCAAGGGCTATGGACAATTGAAGGTCAGTGGCCGTGCGATTCGGGCTTACCGCTTCGCCTACGAGCTACTGATCGGGCCGATTCCAGATGGCCTAGAGCCCGATCATCTCTGCCGCAACATCGCCTGCGTGAATCCGCACCATCTGGAGCTGGTTACACACCGTGAGAACGTCCTGCGGGGCGACAGCCCATCCGCACACGCTGCCCGTAAGACACATTGCGCGCGGGGTCACGCGTTCGACATGAGCAACACCCTGATCCGACCCGATGGCTCACGCCAATGTCGAACCTGTCGACGCGAGCGCAACCGACGGCCTACCCGGAGGGCGCTCCACCGTTGACTCGCGCTTGGCCGCCCGGCACCACGATCCTTCGGCCGGCGGCTTGGCGTGCAGTTGCTACTCGAAGCTCCTCGTCGGAGACGGCGAGAGCCTTCGAGATTTCGTCGCATCCCTGTGTGGGGAGCGGGATGCGGAAGATGTTGTCGCCGACCGTGACGATGAGGTTGCGGTGGATGAACTCACCGTCGCCCTCCGCGAGGCTCACCGGCCCGCGCAGCACGTGTTCAATCTCGCCAAGCATGGCGTTCTCCCTTCGTGTTTGACCGGGCTGTGCCGGGCTAGGACTGGCTCTGCGAGCTACAGCGGCCGGTAGAGCGTCTGAGCCGGGGATCCCCGGTAGCCGTCGTTTCTGCGGTCGCCCGTGATGACGAGGCCGAGGCCGCCCCACCACTGGTTCGCGAACGGTCCCTCGGCGAACTCGCGGCCAGGGACGAAGTCGAGCTCGTGGTAGACGATCTTCGCGTGCGCGGCGATCGCCAGTTCCACGCCCAGCCGCACATCGAGGTTCGCGGTGTCGTGCAGCAGGATCACGGTGGAGGGCGTCGCCGAGGAGTCGAGCAGCGCGGAGAGATCTTCGCGCGCCCCCTCCGGCGTGTGGTCGCCATCGACGAAGGCGAACTCGACCATGCAGCCGCGGCCGGCGAGGGACGCCAGCGTGGCCGGCAGCAGCTTGTGGCTGTCGCCGGTGTGGCAGGTCACGTTCCCGAGCGCCGCGACCTCGTCCGCAGGCAGCACCAGGTCGAAGCTGTGAACGCTGTGGCTGTACGCGGCGATGCGCGCCAGGCTCCCGCCGGCGGCGCTCCCGACCTCGAGCGCGATCTTCGGTCTCAGCTGCAGCAGGACGCCCTCGAGCGCCGCGCGCTCGCCGAAGGACATCTGCGTGCGCTCGTCGGCGAGCAGGGGGATCGGCGCGTTGCCGAGCGGCTGCGGGAGATGTGTCGTCACGGTCGGCACAGCGCGATCACCTCCTCGTGCCACACGGGCTGACCGGCCAGACGGGCCGTGCTGGCGATGAAGTCGTAGTCGCCCTCGTAGCGGTCGCCCCACCAGCCGCGCCGCTCGGGCACGTTCGGCACCACGACCATCTGCGTCGAGACGTTGCCGCAGATCAGCGCCGGCGTGCGCCAGATCGTGTCGCCGTTCGGGTAGCGCATCCTGAAGACGTGCATCCGGCTCGGCTCGATGTCGAGTGCCGCGCGCACGGCCACCAGTGCGCCGTCGGCGTACTCGTCGTCGTCGTCCATGAACAGCAGCGAGTCGCCCCTGGCGCGGGTCATCAGCTCGTTGCGCGCCCTGTGGCCCCACGGCGCGTCGTCGTTGACGCTCACCAGCAGCTCGTCGCCCGGCAGCATCTGCGTCGCGGCGCTGTCGAGCGTGCGCGCCAGCGTCGGACGCCCGCTCGAAGCGACGATGATCGACAGGCGGATGCGGTTCGCCTTGACGGTCATCGCCCGCGGATAAGCCTCGCGTCCCTACGCGTCAAGATGCCCCTGAACGCGGTGCGTAGCGGGTACGCGGACTTCGGAGGTGTGGGCCGCGCCTTCCTCGGCCGTTTCGTCTGCACGCGCTCGACCACGCTCTGCATGTCGGTCTTGATCGCCACGCCCTCCGGCGCGCGGCTGACATCGTCGCGCTGACGGCGCTCGTGACGCCGACGCATCCGATCCAAGATGAACCTCTTGCGCAGTCCCATCGCTAGTACCCCCTCTTGATTTGACGCCGCCACGACCACTCATCCCACGCGTAGACCACGATCAGCGCGACCGTCGAACCGGCGAACACGCCGACCGGGATCAGCAGCGCGAGCTTCACGCCGCCACCCGGTGCCGTGCTCGAGCGCCGTCCCACGCCTCCTGCCACTTCCAGCCCTGGCCCTCGTACGTGTGCCTCTCGGCGACGATCTCACGGCCACGCGCAGCCATCTCCTTGCGCAGCGGCTCGTCCTCCATCAGCCGCACCAGCTGGGCGCGCCAGTTGCGTGACCGTGGAGGCGCCAGCAACCCGATGCCCTGCTCGGCCAGCCACTCGTACTCCGGCAGCGGAGAGGCGACGAACGGCACGCCGCGGGCGGCGAACTCAATCCCCTTCAGGTAGCTCTTCGCGGCGTTGAAGGCCGTGTCGCCGAGCGGCACGATCCCGACGTTGAGCACGCCGAGCGCGCTGTGCCACTCGTCGATCCCGAGGAAGCCCGTGCCCTCCACCTGGCCAATGCCCAGCTGCTCGCCGACATCGTCGGGCTTGCCCACCACGCGGAAGCGCCAGCCCGTCCGCTTCAGCGCCTCGGCGACGCCGCCATGCGTCACCGCGAGGTCGCCGGGGTGGATCTCCGCCACGCCGGTCCAGCCGAGCGTCAGCCGGCCCGCGTCCCAGCGGGGCTTCTCGAGCAGCGACTGCGGCACGCAGTTCGGCAGCACCGCCACACGGCCATGCGCGCCGTAGCGGTCGGCGAGCGCTGGTGTCGTGACCGTCACGAGATCCGCCATCGCGCACGCCTTGTGCAGGTTCTGCCAGTTGACGCGCCCGTTCAGCGCGGGGTTGAAGTGGTCGTGGAACGGATGCTGCGCGTGCAGGCAGGAGAAGTCGTCGTCGACGTCCACGATCACCGTCTGGCCCTGCGCCTGGAAGAGCCGGATCAGCTCCTGCGTCTCCTTCTTCGCGGGACGCTGCATCACGATCACGTCCGCCTCGATCTTCGGGTGCATCTCCTGCCCATCGATGACGCGCGATTCCTGGTCCGCGGCGACAATCGAGCCGTCGTGATCCCGGCCGATCGTGTACGTGTTGTCCACCACCACCTCGTGGCCTTCGAGCTCGGCGATGCGCGCCGGCTCGGCCATGCGGTAGAAGCAGCAGCCCGCCTCGTCGGCCGGGAGGAAGCGGATCCTCATCGGCGGGTCTTGCGGTCGGGGATCTTCGCCTGCGCCGCTGCGAGGACCGCCTCCATGCGCCGCGCGTCGGCCTTGATCACGACGACCACCACCGCGCGCGCCATCACGCCTCCTCTGCGAGGCGGACGCCGCTGCCGCCGATCGAGTAGCCCGTCAGCTCGCCCTTGCAGATCCGGCCCCAGAGCTCGCTGTCGTGGATCTTGTGCGCGATGACCCACGCGCCCTTCTGCACGCGCTGGCCGGCGACTTCGAGATCGCACGGCGCCACGTAGCTCTCGACCACGTCGACGCCCGCAGCCATCTCGTTGTGCTGCACGTCCGAGCGGCGCGAGTCGGCGAGATACGTGTGCGCGGCCTTCTCGATTTCCTGCGGGCTGACGATGTCGCCCTGCGAGTCGACCTGGTCGGGCTCGAGCACGACGCCGTAGACGATCTGCTTGCTCTCGTCCTTCCAGATCGGCACGACGATCTCGGCGTCGGACTTCTTGAGCGCCGGATACTTGCTGTGCACCGCCGCCTTGACCTTGCCCTCCTCGGGCTTGCCGGACGCGCGCGAGAGCGCGTTGGCGGCGTGCGATTGGTCGTGGATCGGGTATTCGCGCTTGTCGGGGATCGCGAACGCCGAGCTGGGAAGCTTCTCGCGCTCCTCGGTGGTGAGAGTGGCCATGGCTGCTCCTTTCCGGCTCCCGCCGTAGCTGTCGATGTGCAGATCGCTGGGGGTCGCGTCGGGCATCAGAAGTGGGAGGGTTCGACCTCGATCGGGAATTCGTCGAGCGCCACGATTTCGCCCGATTCGTCCTGGCCCTCCACGCGCCCCCACCATGTGCCCGCCGGCGAGAGCTTCACCTGCTCTTCCCAGACGCCCTGTGCGTTGCGGACCGCTACCGGCGTCGCGACCGCGCCGTGCGGATCCTTGAAGCGCGCGACGATCGTGCCGGGGTCGAACGGCAGCCCGGTGCGGTCGTCGGTGTACGTCGTCACTGCACGGATGCGCTGCCCCTCCTTGAACTTCATTCGCCACCTCCGGCGGGTTCGAGGGCGGTTTCCGCGCGCACGACGGGGCTGAGCTTCGTCTTCGCGCGGCCGAACTTCTTGACGTACACGCGTGCCTGCGCGCTCGAGACGCTGGACGCCGGCGCGAGCTGGAGGCGCAGCCGCGTCACGAGCTGCATGCTGGCGGCTGAGCCCACGCTCGCCGGCGCGAGTGGCACCGGTTGACGGCCCACGAGCGCCAGACTCGCCGAGCTCGCGCTGGCCGCCGGACTCAGCACGACCTCCGAGCGCGTGCGCAGCGCCATCGACGCGCCGCTTTTCGAGCCCGCCGTGGACATGTCGATGAACTGCGGCGTGTAGAGCGTCAGCGAGGCCGAGGACTGGCTGGCTGCGGCGGCGAGCGCGACCGTGACCGGATGGCTCAGCGTGGCGCTCGCCGAGCTTGAGCTGGCCGCGGGCGCCAATGGCAGTTTCGTCGGGGCGTGGACGCTGACCGACGCCGAGCTCTGGCCGGTGGCCGTCAACGACAGCTTCGGCGTGCCTCTGACGCTCGCCTGCGCGGCGCTGCTCGCCTGCGCCGCTGCGAGCGGCAGTCGCGGCGTGGCCGTCGGCTGTGCGCTCGCCGCGCTCGAGGCTTTCGCCGCAGCCAGCACCGCGAGGGCCTTGGCTGTGAACACGGCAGACGCCCCGCTCGAGGAGCCCGCCGCAGCCAGCCCGAGCTTCGGCGTGGCCCTGACGCCCGCGCTCGCCGCCGACGAGGACGACGCCGCTGCGAGCACGAGCGGCGCGCCGGGGTTCGCTTCAAATTTCAGCCCCGTGTTGCCCGACACGTTGGTCGAGTTGGCGCCCGCATAGAACAGCGCGCCGCCTTCGGCCGTGATGTCTCTGACGCGCGTCCAGTCGAACGTCGCGAGACCGGACGCCTTTTTCAGTTTCGCCGCTTCACCCGGTTTGCCCGAAGCGAGGCGCGCCGGTTCGCCAGATTTGCCGTTCGTGGTGAAGGTCGTGACGGTCTGCGTCGAGCCACCGGCGAACAGCAGGCCGGGGCCGAAGCGTTCGATCGTGACCGTGCCGGTCGCAGTGGCGGCGGCGCTCATTTCGGTGTTGCTCAACAGGACCGTCCCGGCCGGGATGCCTGAGCCGGCGATTTCCTCACCGATGACCAGCGCTTCGCCCGTCACCTGCGCGATCGTTTTCGAGCCGTTCGTCGTCGAGATCGACGCCGCGCGTGGGGCCTTCGCGGAGTTGTCGTTGATCGTCGTGAACGTGTTCGAGCCGGTCACTTCGAGCGCCGGATAGCCCACCGCTGCGGCGGCGAACGTCAGCGTGCCATAAGTCTTGCCGCCGCCAACGAACTTCAGCACCGCCGCCGCCGCAGTGGTGGTGCCCAGCACTTCGATCGTGCAGCCCGCACCGTTGAACGTCAGATTCGTCGTCGTCGTGAGGTCCCACGGGTTCGTAGCTGCTTCGATCCGCAGCTTGATCGTGCTGTTTTCGATCGTCAGCGTCCGCGTCAACGCGCCCGTGCCGGAGAACGCGCCGATGTCGAGTTCCTGGCCGTTCGTGTTGAGGATCCCCTGCGTGTGCGACACCAGCGACGTCGGCGCCGTTTTCAGTTTGTCTTCCAGCTTGTAGCTCGAACCGTTACCTTCAAATTTCGTCGGCGGCATGATCTTCCCCGCCGTCTTGATCGCCAGCTGCGTGCCGACCGTCGCTTTGAAGTTGACCGTCGATCCCGCTTCCGTCGTGAACGTCATTTCCGGCCCGAGTTCCAACGCAATATTCCCCGCCGGGGCGGTGCCGTCGCCGACGGTGATCGTCCCTACCCCGATGCTCAGAGCACCTTTGTACGTTGAGGCGAGCAGGCTGCGGCATTTCGCGGTCACAGCCCCGACTTCGAGGTTGAAGGACGAGCCTTTCAGGTCGATTTCGTCTTCCGCCGCAGGCACGCCTTCCGGCGACCACGTGTTCGCCGTGCCCCATTTCCCCGATTTGGCGAGTTTCTTGACCGCCACGGCCTCACCTCCTAGAGCCGACGCACCTCCACGTTCACCGAGCCGCAGTCGAGGCAGACGTGCACCGCACCATTGCCGTGACTGCCCTGCCGCAATTGCAGGTTCTCGATCGCGTTGTTGCTCCGGTCGCCGTCGATGTGGTGGACCTGCTCGCTGCGCAGCAATGGTCGGCCGAGATCTCGCGCCATGACGAGGCGATGCTCCATGACGTAGCCGTTGCAATTCGCCATCGCTGCGAGCACGTCTGCGGAGTCCAGGAAGACCATCCGGTAGCCCTCCCGAGTGAGCCGAGGCTTAGGTCTCCACGCGGTGTCCTTCCGGTGCTGCGTAGCCAGTCCCGCTCGACGGAGAATCTGGCTGATGGTGCTCTGCGTGGCCCCGAACTCTGATGCGATTACTTCTTGGCTTACGCCCTCGCGACGCCTCGCAATGATCGCGTCTATCTCGGACTGCGGCCGTTTCGACCAGCCACCCTCCTTACGGAGAACGCCCCCGGCGCGTACGACCGCATTGCGGATCGCAACGCGCCCGACACCTTCACGTCGCGCCAGCGTTTCTAGGCTGGCACCAGCCTCATACTCACGCCGGAGCCCGCGGCCTTGACTCTCATTGAGCTTCGTCTTGGCGAAGCTCGGCGCTCGCCGTTTGACGCCGATGCGATCCAGCGCATTGCATATAGCTGCGGTTGAGCATCCGTGCTCCGAAGCCAGATCGTAGATCGTCGCGCCAGCCTTGTACTGCGTGCCCAACTGCCTTGCCTCGGTGGAATCGAATCGTGGTTGCATACACACATGGTAGCAACCGTGCGGACGGAAAACTACATGCTATTTTAGTTCCCCACGAAGTTTACCGCTGCCTACAGTCGGCGGCGTCTGCGTCGCGGAGATCACGGTGCTCGCGCACGTGCCCCACATGATCGCGTTGCCTTTGTTCGTTTCCGCGCTGTCGACGAGGGCCCAGCCGATGACGGTCGCTTCCCCCGATTCGATGTTGTTGAAGACGAGTTCGGCCGTCGTTTCGATGACCGACGTTTCGCCTTCCACGGCGGCTTTGATGTTCGCGACCGGCACTTCCTTGCGGGCGTAGCCGACCGCGCCAGTGGCCTCCGTGATCGTGACGCCCGTGCTCGAGCTGGTCGGCACGACCGTCGTGAGCGCGAGGAACACTTTCGCCGGTTTGGAGAGCGGCGCGTCTTCCTTGCCCCAGCGGTAGTTCAGCGACGAGGCCGCCGCTTTCTGGCTGAAGCCCGACATCGCCGAGATGAACCTGTCCCACAGGCCCAGCTGGTCCGTGACGCCCGCCCAGCGTGCGAGCTCGCGCCGCTGACGACCGGTGACGCCTGGGGCGAAGCCCCCGAGTGTGATTGCGTGATCCATGCTCTAAGCCTCCGCGGTCGCTGTTGCCTGAGCCGGCGCGAGGTCGAGGAAGACCTCTCCCGGCACCTGCTCCTCGGCGTCGTCACGCGGAGCGTGCAACGCGTCGAAGCCCGCCTGCGTCATGCGGTAGTTGCCGTCCTTGTCCACCTCTGCGAGACCGTGCTCGACAAGCGGCTCCAGGCAGACGAGCACCTGGTCTTCGCTCATGTCCGCCGTGTGCGGATCTTCGAGCAGCCGCTCTGTCAGCTGCTGCAGGTTGTAGGAACGGACGCTTTCCTTCGCGCCGCCCTCTGCCTTGATGAGGGCCTTCTCGTTCTTCGCCCACACCGGTAGATGGCCGAGCACGCGCCGGCCGAGATCGCTCAACATGATTCTCCTTTCGAGGGTCGATTAGACTCGGCGCGTGTTCACGCTTACGTGTGACCGTTGCGGCGAGACCTTTCAGCGCGTCAAGCCCCAGCGATACGCACATGCCTACTGCTCACGTGCGTGCGCCAACCGCGCGAGTGCACGGACTGGGACCGCGCATCCAAGATGGACGCGCATCACGCTTGACTGCCCTGTCTGTGGCACCGCTTTCGAGCGGCCACGGTGCCGAATACGCAAGAGTTGGAACTGCTGCTCAGCTACGTGTGATTCCGAGTACCGCCGCACGCTGACCGGTGCCGCACGCTACAACTACGCCGGTCCGCCGAAGCCGATGGTCTGCGAGGTCTGCGGCGCCGTCAAGCACGTTCAGGGCAAGTACATGCAGACCCGCTTCCGCGCCTGCTCGCGAAGCTGCGCTGCGGTTCTCGGACAGCGCACGTGGCCGCGTACCTCGAGCTTGGAGGCGACGATGTTCGCCGCGTTCGAGCGTGCCGGTATGCACCCCGAAGATCAGTACGAAATCGACCGCGCCACGACCGACTTCGCTTTCCCCGCCGCGCGGCTCATCGTCGAGTGCGACGGCTCCTATTGGCACTCGCTGCCTGCGGTCAAGGCGCGCGACCAACGACGCGACGGCTGGCTGCGGTCGCTCGGTTGGTGCATCCTGCGTCTCCCTGAAGCGGACATCCAAGAGGACGCTGACCGCTGTGTAGCGAAGGTCAAGCGGATGCTGGCACTACGGCCCGTCGGCTGACGATTGGGTTGTAGCTGACTGTGCACATGGGGTGAAGTTCCGGCACGAGCGCTGCCGCCTCGCTCAACGGTACGCGCTCGCCTCCCCGCTCGATGCAGGTCGCGTCACTCCTAGGCTCACCGAAGATTCCGTCCATCACTTCGACCTCGTCGATGTGCGGATTCGAGTCGTACGCAGCGAGGGTCGCCAAGCGCTGGGCGTGCAGCGTTTCTGTCCGCGCGATCAGCCTCGCGCGGTACTGCGGCCCGGCGTGCACGAAGCGCCCGGCCGGGACCATGCCACGGATCCGCTGCGCGGTGCGCTCGGGGTTATCGCCGGCGCGGAAGCCCGCGTCGACCGCCTGGAAGATCGCCTCGCGGATCTGCGGTTCGATGTCGGGCAGGCGCAGATGGCGGCCGGCCTCGCCTTCGAGCGCCGCCACGGCCTCGGAGGCGATCCGCGTCTCGGAGCCCACCTCGGCCTGCAGCACGCGCTGCGTGTCGCCGGCGACACGTGCGGCGTGGTTGCGCAGCAGCGGCAGCAGATGGTCATCGACCCAGCGCTTGAGGTTCAGCGACGCCATCACGCGACGCACGACCGGTCCTATCTCGGGTTTGCGCGCCTTGTAGACCGCGCTCAGGTACGCAGTCGCGGCGTCTTCGCCAAGGCGGTGCAGCGCGCCCTGCATCTCCTGCTCAAGACCGAGCGCCAGCACCCTCGCGCGGTCGGCGAGCTGCGGCGTCACCGACACCACGCCTTTTGGGCGAGCATCATCCGCCTTGCGCACACCCGTCAGCGGGAAGCGGGAGACCTCGTCGCCGAGCACCAGCGCGATCTCGCCGAACGCCAGCGGCTCGTTGTTGACATCCGCGTCGAGATCGTCGTAGGCGAGCGTGATGTGCGGCGTGAAGCCGTGCGCCGTGTCGGGCGCGAAGCCGGCGTGCTCGAGCGCCTGCACCAGCCGCTCGCGCGCCTGCGGCAACGTCGGCGCGTCGACGCTCGCGTACGTCACCGGTTCGGGCCCGGCGGTGAAGTGCCCCACGCCGGAGATCGCGCCGGCCAGCGGCGCGCACGACGCCGCGAAGCCCTCGATCACGCTGCGCAGCCGGTCGGGGTCTTCGATCGCCGCAGCGTCGCCGAGGTAGGCGAGCGTCACGTGCAGCTCGTCTGCCGGTTCTCCGCCGGGCTGTGCGAGGCTCGCAGCGACCTCGGGGGCCGGGTACAGGGCGACCATCGCCCCGGAGGTGTGGTCGGCCTTGGACAGCGGCTGCGGCGCCTTGCCCATCAGGATCGGCTGGCCGCTCGTGGGGCACACCGCGCAGTGCGTCAGCGCCGGTTCTGAGCCCTGCTCGACGGGCCTGCTCAGCGGCACGAAGGTGAGGCCCTTGTGGTCCTCGCCGCAGCGCGCGCAGTTGCCGATGTCGCTGGTGATCGTGGCGCCCTGCGCCTTGTGGACGTTCTCCGTCGATTCGCCGGGGAAGTTCAACGGCAGCCCGACCTCGCCGAAGAGCTGTTCCAGCATCTCGTGGTTCTCGTCCCACGGGATCTGCACGCCGGCCGCGGCCAGGTGGTAGAAGAGGTTGCCGATCTTTTCGATGTCGATCCGGCCCGCGCTCGAGTGCTTGATGCGCGGCATGTCCTTCACAGTGAAGCCGTTGACCCGCATCAGCCGCGGGATCGCGTAGCGGTTCATCGTCTCGCAGAGCATGTCGAGGACCGCGTCGACGGCGATCCCGAACAGCTGCGCCTTGACGTCGACCATCGCGTAGCTGCCCATGTTGTCGAGCCCGACGTGGATGAAGTCCGACAGCACCGAGCTCGCGATTTCCTGGCGGTAGCGGCGGATCACCTCGTCGGTGTCGACCTGACGCGCGCCGCCGCTTTTCATCAGCTCGAGTTCCCAGCCGAACGGCAGCACGACGCCCTGCTGCTCGTCTTTTTCGATCGACGAGACAAGCTCTTCGGCGCGCTCCAGGATCTCTTTGTTCTCGGGGGCGAAGATGTCCAGACCCTCGGGCGCCGTCAGCTTCGGGATGCCCGTCAGGTCGCGCGAGATGCCGATCGCCTCGTCGGTCTGGATGTTCTTCATGTAGTAGAAGGATTCGTAGGCGTTGCGCAGGATCGAGCGGCCCTCAGGGTTGCCGCGCGTCGCCTTGGTGCGGAACAGCAGCGCCTTCTCGATCGGGATGATGTGGCGGCCGCCGTGCCCGTCGATCTGTTCCATCGCGCGCAGCCCCGCGTAGCCGACGAACTCCCAGCGCTGCAGCGTCTCCTGCGCGCGGATCGGCAGCTTGCGCCAGCCGACCAAGCCGTCGTCGAACTTCGAGGACGCCGGCGAGTCGTCTTCCTCGGTCATCGGCGTCTCTTCGGCGTCGGCCTCCACCAGCGGCTGCTCGCCCAGACGCCGCTTGAGCACTTCCTCGTGCAGCGCCCAGCCGTACGGGAGCATCGACAGCGCTTCGCTGACGAAGTCGCCCCACGTGTGCGACATGTCGTGCATGCAGCCGTCGACGAACTCCGTCGCGCGCAGGCCGGGCACGACCTCCTCGTCGCTGCCCTCCACGCGCCACGTCGACTGGCGCGCAAGCATCTCGATCGCGAACATGATCGCGCCGACGACGCTTGAGTTGTCGAGCATTTCGCGGTAGGCGAACGCCGCGCGTTTGCCCGCGAGCTTGCGCAGCCACTCCTCGAGCACGAACCCGCCGTACTGCTTCAGGCCGGTCGTGCCGATCTCCGAGAACGGGTCCGGCGCCACCGAGCGCTGGCGCGCGAACAGGCGCCCGTCGCGTGTCGTCATCGCGCCCGCAGCCTGTGTCGGCACGGGCGGGGCGCTGCCGTTGCTTGTCGCTGACGCCATGCGCCTCCTTTCGTAGCTGGGACGCCTGCCCGATGAGCTCCGGCCGGGGCAGGCCCACTAACCTGTTCCCATGGCCTATGCCGACTCCAACGAACAGCGCGAGTATCAGCGACGCTGGATAGCGGGCCGTCGGGCCGAGTACCTCAGCGACAAGCGATGCGTTGACTGCGGCGCGACTGAGGATCT